GCAACAAGGGAGTTATTAGAATCTTGATCAACAGTATTTTGAGCACCAGCCACAAGTGCAGATTTTCCATGACTTACGTTGGTATCACCGAATACAGCACCATTCATCGCATCTACTGTATTATTATGACCACCAACCACTGTTCTAAGACCAGCATTATTATTTCCTTCACCAGAAGTGATAGAGTTATCAGAAGTTGCAGTGTTTCCAATACCATTCATGATAACGTTCTTACCGTCTACTGTTTGGTTATCACCAACTAATAAAACAGATTGGGTGTTAGGACGGATAGTATTATTATATGCTTCTCCAACAAAAACACCAAGATAATTAGTTACAACAGAAGGAGCTGCTGATGCTACTGCTGTTGTTGTAGATAATAAAACTGCTGCTACTAATGCTTTCTTTTTCATTTAAAATCATCTCCTATATGTTCTGTGTTACTCTTAATTTTCCTTTTACTTCTTAAAACTAAAGTCTACCAAGCCTTACACTAAAGAATTGGTAGACTTAACAATCTTATTTACTTCATTTTCTGCGAAATCAGCAATATCTTGAATTCTAGAATCGAACTCTTCTTTGGTCATTCCAAATTTTGCCATATCAGACAAAATAGAATTATACTTGCATTTCAGATAAATAGCATGAGAGACTACACCGCTCTCAAATTCCCAATCAATAGATTTGGCAACTACATTCAATGCATTCAAGACGTATGTATCTTCAAAAGATAAGAATGAGATACCAATTTCTTCTCTGTTGTTAGGTTCTTCTTTCTTTTCTTCTTCATTCTTATTAACTACTTCTTTCACATATGCTTCAACAGCAGATTGCTGCTTTTCTTGATTTTCTTTCTTAATTTCATTGAAATTGCGTTTATCCTGTTGTGCCATTTAGTACAGCTCCAATCTTTTTATTATTTTACTGCTACTGCATGTTTTCTAAAGATAGGACCAATTACTCCATCTCTAGAAATAATCTTATTTTCAATAAGTTCTTCTACAAAATATGCAATCTTTGCATAAGGAAGAATAATCGAAACCAACTCAAATTCAATATTTTTACTATACTTATTATGATCTAAACCTACAAAATCATAAACAAACTCATCAATTACATTTCTTTCAATCTTGATCTTCTCTTGTTCTTCTACTCTATTTTCCTTATAGGAAATATACATAATCTTGTCATCATATACTCTAATATACGAGACTACATTCTTAGAGAACCCACTATCATTATTGATCGGGAACTCAATAAAATTTCCATACTTCTTAATCAAGAAGCAAGGAATATCAAAAATATTCTTTACTACTTCTCTGAACTTATCATTTTTGATTAATAAGTTTGTGTCCACTGCAATCTTTCCATTGCTGGTAAACCCAATGTTTACCTTCTCTACTACTTCTTTTTGTGTTGATTTCTTGTTTCCAAACATAATCTTTTCTCCTCCTCTAATAAAAAATAAAGTGTATTTGATAGAATATACTATCATTACTATTGTATATAATTATATCACTTTTTTTAGGAGAAGAAAAAAATAATAGTAGTGGAAAAGACCACTACTATTATTAAGCAGAGTTTACTAAAATTTGAAATAGTGAAATAGGGTATTCTTAATATATAAACAATAATAGCAACCCTAAGTGCATTAGCTGCAAGATAGTTTATTTAAGAATAGAAAAGTTTTTGTTAATAACGAAATCAAAATTTTTTTAATCTTATGCACAAAGAGTCACTATCATTATCTATTTTAAATCAAATTAACCTAACTTATTTTTCTTCTGTTTCAGGAACAGCGATGTTAGGGTTGATGCTATATGTAGATTCTGCAGGCTGCTGCATTGCATCTACATTAGGATTGGGAACCTGAGGTTGTTCTACAGTCCCAATCGGATTTGCTGCGGGATTCGGAACTTGTTGAGTCGTGGGAGCACCATTGAACGGAGCTTGGACACCATTAGGTACACCCATTCCGTAGCCATATCCATAACCATATGCAGGCTGCTGAGGCTGTTGAGGAGCTTGCACACCAAATGCAGGATTACCAGTAGCTTGATTGAAGTAACCACCAAACATACCAGGAGTGGACAAGATGTTATTAAGCATACTAAATGCATTTGTATTAGCATCATTACGGATAATATTATTATCAGTAATCTTATTAAATGCACCTCTAGCAATATCCCATAACATACCAACTTTATGGAAATATGCGATCATCATATAGATATTACGCATATCTTTTGTCGGATTAGGAAGATATGTCTTAATAGACTGGAACAAGTCTTCCATGTTCAATGCAATATTATCGATCGTTTCTTTATTGGTATTGAGATCGATAAGATTGAACGTTGCGTTACAAATCGGACAATGGAAACGACCATCACCTAATTTTTCAACGCAGATGTTACCTTTTTCATCTTTGTGAGTGCACAAAGAACGAAGATATTCATCTTCTGTCAATTTGACATTAAAAGCCTGCGGGCTTTTACGAATCTTTCCGATTTCTTCCGGAGTCAATAACTGAGTCATTGTCGGTTGAGTCGGAGTTGCGTTTCCATAGGTTGTACCATTAAAGGTTCCACCATACGGAGTTCCAAAATTGTTGTTCATTGTGTTTCCTCCTTTTAGGCCTAAAAGAAATGTTTGATACTAAAATAGATATACCCCTTTCGAGGTATATCTATATGCATCATTATTATAGTTTATAATCGTAAAAATGTTTAAAACACATTACGATGGCAACTAAATATGATTATAAATTAGTTCATATAATAATATTTTATTAATATGAAACCGGATGAACTGTTTTATTATATTCTTCTTCTTCCGTAAAGTTACGCTTACCATCAGCACTATTCTTATGAGCTTGATTAGAATAAGCATACATTCTCTTACGCTGAATAGCAACGTTTTGATTAGCTCTATCAAAGATCTGAACGAAGTTATAATCAATTTGATCTTGCGTCATATTAAGAGCTTGAGCTACTTCCATAAATGCTTCTTTACTAATTTCACAACGGATATTCTGAATTTCTCCATAGTCTACACAAATCATAACTCCAGGAACCATTACTTCAGCTCCAAAGGACATTCCTGAGCTAGGAGAGTTAATAATAGAACTAGCAGAAATATTTGTAAAATATACAAAATATCCATCTGCATCATTCCAAATTACATTTCCCTTATGATAATCAAGAACATTCAAACTATTATCGCAAACTACATGAGTAGGAAATGTAATCTGATCAATACTTCCATCTGCATGGCGAACAGTTTGTTTTGCCTTTTCGCATAAGGTTCTAAGTTTTACAACATCAGCTGTTTCCATTTATATACCTCACTTTTTATAAAAAAGATTTAAGTTCTAAATTACTCAAATGTAATCTAGATGATATCTTATAGTGAGGTTTCTTTATTCTTAAGAAATTCTACTATATCAAAAAAAATATCTTTAAAGCGATCATGTACATTTATACATGTTATTACAGTACCATCCATAGCAACGATTATAAATGCATTCCTATATAGATAGACTGAATTGTATTGACATTTATTTTTAGTATTTTTAACTATACTATACATATACGACGAGAATTGTTTATATCTTGGTATTCTAGGAATATCTGCAAGGAGAATACCTTTGGTGGTAGCAGAGTTGATAAACTCCTTGCATTTGTATTTATTTTTTATTCCTAGACGTTTCTTAATTCTATTAATAGAATGAATAGAAAGTTTTGCTTTTACTTTATGGCTCTTTCCAAAGCCATATTTCTTATAACTCATTTAGTTGAATACAGCTCTATACTTTCTATAAGAGTTATTACCAAAGGTAATACCTACTCCTCGTATATGGTTAAAATCTCCTGTACTCATAAAATTAATGATACTATTGTACATAATAGAGTACATATTAAACTTTACATTCACATCATTGAATGTTTCTATAACTAAACTATTATTCATAACCTCAGTATATAGCTTAGTATCTGCTATTTTAATTGCAGTTAATATTACATTCAATTTTCCTAATTCAAACCCTAAATTATCTATAGCCAATTCAAGGATCTTTTTATCTCCTCTAAGGGCTTCTTCAAACTTAGGATCTGATACATTACCTCTAGCTATATCTCTATATAAGAATTTGAGATTTCTATTGATAATATCAGGAGTTATGATCTCATTTCTAGAATTATACATCTTTTCCAGAAAGAAACTTTTGTCTGAACGTTTATTTCCTTTGAAGTTCTTTATTTCTCTCAATTATATCACCGCCTTTCATAATAGTATATAGTAAAATTTCTCTTGTACTATTTAGTCGGGGAATTTATTTCTTTAAAATAAATAAGATCAAGATCTTTTTCTTCAAAGAATTTGTTATCATCGTCTGCATTATTGTTCAATGTATCTAATACGTGATCAGTAATGGTATCTAAGATATCTTGTTCATCTTGATAATATCTTTCTACCATAACTCTCATGAAAGAATATAAAGAAACTTCTTTACCAAGAGTGATACCACCAGTAAGAACATAGCTATTTAAACAATCATAGCTTAAGCAAGCACTCTTAAGATATTCAAATGTCGTTTTTCTTCCTCTAAGTGCTAACCATTCTCCTTCCATAGTTCCTTCCCCAATAAGAGCAAACAATAACAAGTACGGTTTGTTATCGATTTCAACCGCTTCTTTTGTTGCAGGATCAAACAAATCAACTACGTTTTTTACTTCCTTAAAAATTGCCATTTTCTAATTCCTCCCTATATGGTTAAATTAAATACTTTCATAGTAATAGTATATATTTAAATGACAGATTTACCATCTATAGAGACAACAGATTTTAGTATAGGCATATATAACTTTTGAACAGGTAAAACATAAATACAAGAATTTCTAAATCTTGTGATTCCTGTATAATTTAAATTCCTTTGAATATCTTTGTGCAGATGCTCTTCTACATAAATCCCTGTAAAATACTGTGATCCTTGGGAAATATGTGTGGTTATAGCATATCCAAATTCAAATTTCTGTAATCTACTAAAGTTACCAAGCATAGATTTCATTCTTTTTCTAGTTTGATAATCTGAAATAAAGTATCTAAAATCACAATTTAGTTTTTCAAACATGATATTTGGAAACAGATCAGGAACGAAGTCCATTTTAAAACTCTTTTGAGCATATCCTGTAATAGAAGGATAATTCATAACCGTACCAGCTAGCCCATTAGCTAAATTTATCCCATCTACATCTATATTCCAATCATTTTGCCTACAAATTACTTTCTCCCCTACTACAGGGAGAGGGCTATCTACCCCTATTATATTCTCTCTAATATAGTTATTAAACCTATCCCTACTCTTATTAGTTCCACAAATGATATTCTTATAAGACTTTATCATTTCATCATTTAATGTACTCTTATCTATTACCGTTACGTCTCCATAATTTCCAACTTGAGGACGGATACCTTTTATCAGCATATTAGATATTTCTACAATAGCTGAATATTTGGCTTGTCTCATTATTTTTGTAAGACGAAATACTTTTCCAGAATATAAGAAACCAGGTTTATCAACAACAGGAGGAAGCTGATTTAAATCTCCACATGCCAGTATTTTAATTCCATTGGTTTCCATTTCTTTTCTCATACTAAGAGGAACAGTAGATGCTTCATCTATACATATAAGCTTAAACTGCTTTGTATCTAAAGGAGAGAATATAAACTTCTTTTCTACTATTTCCTTATCTAATACACTATTTTTAGTTTTCTTAATCTCTAATTTATATAACCAAGAATGAATAGTAGATGCATTGTAAAATCCATTTAGTCTCATTACAATAGCAGCAGATCCAACATAAGCCATAGGAGCCACTTGGTCTGCTCTTAAACCCAATTTATCAATAATACAATGCATTACAGTAGATTTACCAGCTCCAGCAGGAGCACTATATTGGAATATTAATTCAGACTCATGTTTATACCAATGAACAGCAGACTTGATTAACTCTTGTTGCTCATCGGTTAATTCTATATTTGTATTCATAATTATTCCTCTAAATTGGTAAAATATTCTTTTTCATATTCATCATAAGGTGCTAATATTTCCCTTACAGAATTATTCATCATAGATTCTAATCTCATAAAGGCATCTAAATACTTAGTAGAATCTTTATAGTGCATATCTGTCTTTATCTTAGCTCCATTACTATATAAGAGGGTCATATACCCATAAGTATTTAATTTAACAGCTGTATTTTCTTTAGCTGCCAAGATCTGAGCTGATACAACTTCAGGATGGAAATTCTCCATATATTGTTTTAAAAGTTCTTCCATTATGATAGGATTATTATAAGGGTCAAAAATCATATCTTTCTTATGAAGAATACCTCTATTAGTATGACGCAAGTATTTATTTCTAACCACAATATATTCAGGATTGAACGGATCATCTTCTGCATCTACAATATAACCTTCATCATCCTCTTCTAATCCTGTAATTTTTAATACATCATTTATAAATCTTTCTGATAGTTCAGGGTTTGTACAAGTAACTGCTTTAAAATCTGTTAAAGATGTAATATCTCCTAATGTTTTGGGTTTTCTTTTTGCCATGATAAAATCTCTCCTTCTTGGACAATTTATTAATAATTATATTCAAAGGTGGATATTATGAGTACACATAATGTGAATTCAAATACAGAAATTGCTATACTTATGGATGATTATGTAAATAAATTTCATCCAGGAGAACAATTATTCAAATTACAACTAACAGGTGCTATGCAAGCAAATAATAGAGCTGTATATAGAAATACACCTTCTATTCCTAATCTTATGAATAAAGAAACAGAAAATATTCAATTTGGTGAAGTTCAAAGAACGGCTGTAGTAAAATTAGCACTTCCTAGGGAAGTAACTAGAGATTATCCCAAAAAATATATACCTGTGGGAACTAGATTTATTGTAACTTTTATTAGTGGAGACATAACAAAACCACAAATAGTTGGTATTGAATTGTAGGAGGTGAATCTACTTGGCTATTTATTATAATAATGCAGCGATGACTACCACTGAGTCACATACCATACAAGAATTCATTAATATTGGAAATTCTATAAGCGATAATGCCAGTTATCCTTCTATCTCTTATATAGAAACTAGAGATGGATATGAAATGATAATTAAAAATATATTAGATGATTATATGGAAGAAATAATGGAAGAAGCATTAGAAATTGAATTCTCTCCTAAAGATATAGAAACGTATAAATTCAACCCTAAGATGCTTTCTTATAAAATATATGGAACTACAAAATTATATTACGTTATTCTTAAAATGAATAACCTTTGTAATGTTCATGAATTTACTATTAGTAAAGGAAAGTTATTATTACTTCCAAAAAAAGCATTATCTCATATCTTATCTATTATTTATAGCAGGGAATCTGTAGCTATAAGTACTTATAATAATAATCATTCTAGAGATAAAATTATTAAACCTATTGAAAAGTTTATTACTAAATCATATACTCCTAGATCTATCATAGACTCTACAAATTAAATTAGAATTCGTAGTATGGGATTTCTCCCATACTACATTTTATTCTTTTGTTATAGGAGTTATAAAAATTACTTCTTTAACTTTCTTCTTATTAAAGAATGAATCACCATCATCAAAATCAATCATGGGTTTCATTTCTATTTCTTTAGTATCCTCCATTTTTGTCTTCTCTATTCTATTTTCTATAGGAGGAGTTATATAATTTTTAGTTATATCTTTCTTTATAGAAACTTTATTAGGAACATTATTATCCACAACTCCTACAGGTACAGCATAATTTAATGCTTCTAATCTTTTTGCAGGATTATTCATAGATATATGTTCTGTAGTTCCAAATTTAGATGTAACCTCTTCTATATCTGTACAAATTAAAGATTCCTTATAAGCAGGTTTTATTTCATAAATATCTTCAACTAATGCTACAGATTTTGGATAGAAAGGTTGGAACAATGAATCTAATTTAAAATTAGAAGGAAGTTTGTATCTATGTTTTGTCATCTTAATACCAAGATACTTATTTCCTTCTCTATTGAATTCAGGAACAATAATAAAAGTTGCATCAAGGTTTGTATCTATTCTAATAGATTCCCCTATATTAGATCTACCAAGTTTCTTAATAGAGTCTAACTTATTTGCATTTCTTCCTTCATCGATAATCTTCATAGCTTCTCTATTTAACTGAGAGGCTGTTATTACAGGGATCTTTTTAGTCATTGCAAATGTTTTAAAATCATTTACAACAGTACCTAAATCCTGATATACGTCTTTCGTTACTATACTAGGTTTAATACGCATCATATAATCTTGTAAGAATGCTATGGTTTCAAATCCCTCATCTTCAAGATCTTCTACAATCTTATACATATACCCAGTATCTACAGAATTTACAGGTTTATATTTTATAAACAGTTCTATAGAATTCTTATTATCAGGATCAAATTCAAAACAATGTTCTTTGAATTGTTGGATTGCATCTTCAGGAGTTGCACAAGAATCTAAAGATTTCCCTTTAGTCATAATATGGAAAAGAGATGATACTGTTTCTACAACAAGGTTTTCCATAGTTAATAATATAATACAAGGTTTCTTAGACTTATCTTGTACCATAAAATCTTTATTACATTTCCATAACTGATACATTATATTTTCCAGAGTTGTTGTTTTACCAGACCCAGATGCACCAAAGAATGAATAAACTCTTTCTTTTTGAAATCCTCCACCAAGCATAGAGTTTAACCCCTGCATTCCAGTAACAAGTTTATATGAAGGACTTGTTACATATTTATGAATATCAGGAATCGTTTGTTCCATCTCTGATAATCTAAACAATGTATCTGCTGAATCTTTATTGATTTCATTTCTTCTTATCTCAGCTTGTAAGTTATTTAAACTTTCTTTAAGAGATCCAAAGGTTGTATTCTTCCCTCTAAAATCAGCCGCTAAATAATCTTGTAATACTTCATCCAATTCCTTTGCTTTTACTTCCATAAGAATATTATTTAGCATCATAGAAACTGTTTGTTCTATATTATATACTTCATCATTAGACATTTCCGTTGTAATGGAATCATCATTTTTTAAAGTGGATATATCCATTACCATATCTATATTTGCAAGAATCATATCTCTATTTCTCAATCCCTGCATTCTATTTTTTAAGATTTCTTTTAAAAAGTTAAACTTTATGATCATATTTTGATTATTATCAAAATCATCATTTGTAAAAGAAGACATTAGTCTATTTAAAGACGTTATAGCATGTGTATGAATATGATCATTTGTAGATAATGCATATCTACAAAACATATTAAGCATGGGCTCCTGTAAACCCACGGAATTTATCTTAGTTTGTCTTCTATTAGATTTGTAAGATACTCTCCTATTAGAATAATCAGACATTGTAGACTCCCCATATATAATATTGTATTTATATGTTTCTGTCCTAGAGATTTTCAATATAAGACATGAAATTTATAAACTTATCTACAGTCCAGAAATCATTTCCTTCTTCTTGATTTATATACTGAATTAATTTCTGTTCAGGAGAAAGATTTTTATCAAAAAGATAATTATACTTCATATAATCTTTATTGATAGTATTTAGTTCTTGTTTGATACGTTGTTGTTCAAAGTCTGTTTCTATCTTTACATTATTTTTATTTCGATAGAAATTCTTGAGAAGTTCTACTGTTCTAGGATTGTTTTTAGTAATTATAATTCTAAGATAATCAATCCCCTCACTAGATAACTTTCTCAAATAATCAATAATAGTTTTAGGATCTTGATCTATCATATAATCAAGATTGATTGTATCATATCTAAATGAAGTTATGGGTTCGAAGTGTAGTAAGTATTTTCTTTCTTTTATATTATGAATAAGAATAAAAAAACCTTTCTCTTCTTCTTCCCCGAATTTATATCTAAGAGGAGATCCACTATAATGGAAATCCTCTTTAAATGTTCCTCTTATATGAACATGACCAGATATGATAGGACCTTTACAATTACCGAAATCTTCTATATCAAATACAGGCTCTCTATTTGAATTAAGATCTCTTTTATCTTTTCCATAAATAGATCCTTTAAAAGTTCCATGCATATAACATGCATCATATAATCCAGAATGAACCAAAAAAGTATTATAGTATGCTTCTCCCATATTGTACATTTCTGGAATACATAATATCTTTTTCCCTTTTATAAATAAGAATTGGACTTGATTTACTATTCTAAGATCGCATCCTTGGTTTATAAAAGGAACAAATATTTTCAATTGATCCGCATCATGAGAAGCAGTACCACTTATAAGAATTAAAGTAGCATCTTTAGCCTTACAAATATTTATAAGACGTTGTACAAAAGATATTGCATATATTACAGCATCTGAATTTGCCATAAATTTATGATCAAAGATATCCCCATTAATAGAGACGATATCTAGTACATTCATTTTTTCAAGATAATTTAAGAACTGTTCATTTAATATTTTATATTCAGTTGCAGGTTCTATAGTACCAAAATGAAGATCTGCTATATGAGCCTCAACAAATGTTTCTTTTAAATTAGTAAATTCGATTACTTGTTTCATTTTTTCACCTCTCATTTTTATAGTATACTACTATAAAAATAGTTAGAGTTAGATAGTATGGTATTTATACCATACTATCATCATCTATTATAATATTACTACCAATACAAATATTGTATAGAGATATAAAGATCTCTATTATATTCATAGCTATTTCTGTAAAACTTTTATATTCATTTTGTGCCAATTCTTTGCTGTACTGATAATTAGGATTTATAATAAATCCCTTATTATCTATTTTAAGATGGGTAAAAGAATCTACAGGAGCTGTAGAAGTGTATAAAGCATCATAGCATTTATATTTTATTTCTTCTATATAAGAATCTCTTCCACCTGTGTCTAAATGAACTTTTATTTTTGTATACCTTTCATCATCTAGATTGAAAAACCTACAATTATTACTAAGAATGATTATATCTGTAATTTTATCAGAATTCCCTTTTATACCATATCTAAAATCTATGTTAACCTTATCTCCAAATATATTATGAATGACTTCATCTTTTTGAACTTCGAATAATTCACAAAACCATAAAAACCATACACAATACTGAGTTATATAATACATGAGGTTAGTAGGATTCTTTGATATAGTGTTATATATCTTATTATTCCTTCTAGTTATCTTTAAAAACAACAATCCTAATTTAAATTTACCATAATACCAATTATAAAATTTTCTTTTTATAAAATTAGAAGATTCTGATTCTTGAATTTTCTTATGAGAGTTTATAACCTTGACAAAATTATTTATTAAAGAGTATAACTCTTCTTTTTTATAGCTATTTATTAGACTTGATTTTTTCATCGAGAACACCAAAGTTTTCCTCCAAATAAGAGATATGATAGTAGCTGTACAACAAACTTAAGAAAGTTCTTTCACATAAATCAAAATATGATTTATGCTCAGGTATATTAAAGTCTAACACGTATTCTCTATACTTTAGTTTATATTTATCTATTTGGAGTATGATTACCCCATCTATATTTATATTCTTCTCTTCTCTTAGAACTTTTGAATAAGCAGCTAGTTGAAGATAATATTTATACGTTACATGATTAGATGTCTTAAAGTCTACAAGAAATATACGGCCATTTATATTCAAAAGACAATCGTAAGTTCCTCCATACCATTCACAAGATAACTTTTGTTCTTGCCCTAATATGGTTATAGTATTCCCATTATTTATAGATTTCCACCATTCTTTAAAAGAATTCATAGGGGTTTTAGGAGTATCCAAAGGAAGTTTTTCTCCTTTTAAATAATATTCTATACCACTATGAACTCTAGTACCAAAATTAGCTGCTTCTTCTAAAGCATCTCTATATCTTTTCTTTTTAAAACCAAGACAGTTAGCCCAGTTTATTATCTTTTCTTCATTGATCATTTTAGAGATAACTTCTGTTACTCTAGGTACATTTTTACCATTATATGTATATCTATCATTAGAGGTTATCTCTAAATGAAGATCTAATATATCTTGTAAGTCCATTTATCTCTCTCCCCTTATATATGCTTAATAAATTGTTTAAACCATCATATAATTCTAAAGGGGACATTAAAATAACTACTTAGATTATTTAATAGGAGGATTTATTTAACATGGATAACAAGGACTTAAAGTCTTATTCCGACTCGTATTTTTACAAACAATATCCTAAATATCAGAAGATATTATTGGATGCTCTCATGAATGATCCTATTATAGATAAAAATACAGATGAATTTAATACAAACGTAATTGGAACTTTAAAACATCAACGAATTGAAGAACCTTTGATTCGTATTCTTAAATCTACAAACACTGTTCTTTTAGATTGTGATGCACCGCTTCCTAGATCTTTCAAAGTATTTTGTGCTAAAGAAATGAAAGGTAAAGATAAAGGAAAAGTAAAAGCATTTATTGATACCTCTACGTGTATTGTAAAATTATCTAACGGTATTGATTATGATGTAAATAGTTTAGCTCTTACTTCTTATCTTATCAATGCTGGTGTTTCTATGATCTATCATAAGAAGTTTGATATTTTCTTGAGAAGAACAAATTTGCTTCTTCTTTTGACTACTTGTTTTGCTAAAACATTTACTCATATTATTGATTACCTTGCAAAGATTTCTATTCAAGAATCTAATAAGAATAAATTAATGTATCTTGCAGCAATGTACTTCTTAAAAGGCATTGTTCAATATGATGACGATAAACGTTGCCGTGACTATGCAATTAGAATTGGGAACGTATCTCCTAACGAAGCAAATATTCTTGATATTTTAATTGAAAAATCTGCTAAGGGAAGAAAACACTCTGCTAAAGATTTTATTGACCCGTATGATAATATCAAAGTATTTGTAAATTCGATGAGAGATACTCTTCATTTGAATGATAAAACAGTAACTCTTGATTTGGTAGTAGAAAAATGGATGATGCAATATGGTCCTGGAACTGTATTTGGTATGGAATACTTCCCTGCTTTCTCTGCTATGATTACTGATGCATATGTTGGTGGATATTTGAATAATCAGAAAACTATTGAAAAGATTTGTGGAAAAGATATGGTAGAATATACAAAAGACGTTATTTCTACCTTAGGAACAATAGCATAAAATATAGAGGGGATGTATTATGTCAAAATATTTATTGAACCTCCATTTCGATAAAACTGGTTGCAATAATACTGATATAATAAATATGGGTGGAGTATCTTTTGAAGATACTTCATCCATCATCCACGGATCTACCTGTGCTTATTTTAAAGGATACGATAGATCTGCTGGATTAATATTAAAAGATACCAGTAAGATTAAATCACATATTAATGGAAACAATGATTTTACCTTATACTGTAAATATAAAATAGATAAGAAAAATCTAAACAAAGACACTAAAATACCATTATTCTCTTTCAAGAATAATGATAAGTTTGAAAGTTATGTATATATAGAAAATGCAGAATATTTTGTAGTAAGATTATCAGAAACAGAAAAATTCTATTCTTCTGTGTGTGATTTTACTTTCAATAATAAATGGCATTATTTTACAATTACTAAAGATGAAAATATCTTTAGAATATTTATAGATGGTTGTAATGTAACTTCTAACAATATAACCAAAGATATCAAATTTGGTGATGAATTATACATTGGATATGAAGAAGATAATTTAGGAAATGTTTCTACATTTAATGGAGGTTCATTAGATGACATTACAATTATTGACAGTTGCTTATATAGGGATTCTTTTATTCCTCCTACTCTGTATATAGGAACAGAAGATACTATAGAAAATTATTACAGATTAGATGAATCTAATATAGTAAACAATAATCAATTAGAAGAAGAAACTCAAGATCTAATTGATCATAAAATGGAATCAACTTCCTATCTTTTAAATGAAGCTCAACGAGGATATCTACCCCAGAGAGTAAGAATTACTTGGTTTGAAGATAGGGAGTATTTTATAAATAGAGATATAGAACGGGTTTCTAAATATAGAAATTATACAGTAATCAAAATAAACAATATTCATGAAAATGATTTGGGATTTAAAAATTCTGAATTTAATGAAGGGTTAGCTTATCATCTTTTATTAGATAAGAAGATAGATGGATTTATGATATTTGTAAACGGAGAATTTATCCCCTTATCAAAAATCCAAATTATCAAATCTGATGAATATTATACTTTGATCATAAAAAATAGAGATCCTAATATTAAAGGAAAGGTTACTAAAGTAGAATTTGTACGATTACCTTTCCCTATTATATATGAAGAACTAATAGGGGAAAGACCTGATAATATTCCTATCTATAAATTTAATATTAATGGAAAGTTTGATTCTGGTCAAAATGCTATCTATTTCTATTATATAGATAAAGAATCTCCTTTAAACTGTAATCTAATGACCAATGGTATATATGAACAAAATCTACCATTAAACTTTAAAGAAAGCACCTTATCTGATTCTAATGTATTAAAACATAGCTGGAGATATGGTCAATTTGAAGAAAAAAGAATTGTAGATGATACCACAGTTCAAATGTATTTCCGCTCGTGGGATCACAGTTATCTTTCTCCTGATGATACAATAATTTTATATAATAATGGAGTACCAGTAGATCCTGATTCATATAAGATTATAGGTGATGATCTTATAGAATTTTTAGATTATAATACCATAGATGGAATATATGATAATCTATTTTCTATGGATATCTTGACCTTTGATGTAAATCAAGCTGACGATGAATTTATATCTACTACTTTATTTAAATTTGTATCAAAACAAGATGGAACAATATCTATTCCTGTATCTAAAAATATAGATATATCTGATAATTATCAAATCATTGCTTCTTTCTTCATAGGAGATAAGTTTATACCTCCTGATCATTATTATATAGATGCAAAATCAAACTCTGTTATATTAGTAAATCCTAAAGATGTAGTAAATGCTGGAGAGATTGCTCTTATCTATTTTGTAAAAGTTCTTAAATCTTCTCAGTATGGCAAGATTCATATCAAACCTATTCAAAATAAGATAACTATAGAAGAAGATACTCCTTCTATTACTCTTCCTAATGATATGACTTATGATCTTACTAATTTCACAGTTTATGTAGATCAAAAGCAATTACTTCCTAGAGATTATGTTATAGAAAGTAATAAGCTTATATTGTTTGATAAAAATGCAACTTTTAAAAAAGATCAAACAATCACAATCATGATCTATAAATTTGTAGATGAGTATGAAGATCCTAGAACTACAAGATATGAAGTTATCAAGAATCAATTATCTACAGGAAGAAGATTTATTCTTTATGATCTGAATATAGATAAAAAATATAAGATAACTCTTGATAATATTGTTGCATTTGATCAAAACGGTACTTATACTCCAGATTTATTCGGTCAAATATATAATAGAAATATTATAAAATCTATCTACTCTGGAGATCCATTAGAAAGATTCCCTTCATATATCTCTTGTATTTGGTTAAAAGATTCTTTATCAAATGAAGCCAATGCTATCCATCCAACTAGTAAATGGTTTATAAATGGATATATAGGACTGTATGAAGAATTCTATGAAATGGATGAAAAGTTCCAGGAATTTATGGATGATTTTAATGTAAGATATTATAAGGATAAGCATTATGGAGAAAACTTAGCAAAAGCTTTAGATTATATGGCTTGCTATCAGCAAATGAAGTTTGATCCTATCTATGAAAAAAGAGCTACTGCTTATCGTGAATCTTATAATGTTTTAAAATTAAATAAAGCTGTTCATCTCAATGACTCAGGAAGATATCAATATGATATGGAAAGAGATGATTTCCATGATAGATATTATAGAACTTATCCTATCTATTTCTTAAATGGATCTCTTCCTGAATGGTATGAAGATATTATTTATGATGGAAATAAAGTAAGTCTACAATTAGAATATCCTTTTAAAGGTGGAGATATAGATTCTACCTTTAGTAATACTAAAACAATAGAAGTTCCTATCCCATTCAATTTCTCTGATGCAACTGGAATAGATGGAGAAGAAAATATCTATATCAAAGAAGTAGGTAAACAAACTCAGTTCAATACTAATTATTCTGGTTCTTGTTTAGTAGATATATCTGATTGCTATACTCCTTCCTCTAAAGAAACCTTAGGAAGAACTACCATTGATTTTAGTTATGATAGTAGAATAAATCCATCTTCTGATATTAAATATATAAACCTGATAACAGTATATACTAATCTTGGAGAACCTCTTTGCAATGTATATACTGGAGACGAGGCTGAATATAAGAAAGATCTTTCTACTATAACCAAGACCAACAATTATCCTATGATTAGTTTTAGTCTTAATAGTATTGCTGAAAAAGATAATTTCCGATTAGCTATAAGCTATTCTAATGATACTTATAATATAAGCTTATTTAGAAATGGTAGAAGATTAAAAACTGATATTACAGCTATGCCATATTATAATATAATAGCTTATAGTCATGGTACTAATTTTAATACAACCAATGCTAACACAGATGATATTATATTCAAATATAGCAAATTACTAAACGATATAAATATAGATAAAACAATAACGAATGGATATTATTTCCATATTAAATCTAGAACCACGTTTATGTATGGAAGCTATATTAAGTCTAGTATTACAGATAGATTGGAAGCTATAAAATGTAAGAATATTGTAAACTTCTTACAACCTTTAAATTCTAAGATTCTATATATAAACAGGGTAACTAGAGAATTTATATTTAACCTAACAGTTGGTACTAAAGAAGATAATTCATTTACTTCTACACTTACAGTTCCTACTAAGACTAGAGAATATAATATCAAGTCTTCTATTACAGTAATTAGTAGACTTATAGTTTATAAGAATGCTTATGAAATCACATTCCCTGCAGAAATAACAGTATCTGTTCCTTGGAAACCTACAGATATTAATGGTTTTGTAAGATTATATGTATGGGATTATGTTGATATTCATGATACTAGTGGAGAATCTTTTGAAATCTACTCTAGAGTAACTCCTTCATATGGATTCGATGCTAAAGAATTTACATGTAAACTAGAAGTTCCTATAATCATACCTAAATCTTAATGAATAAATCCCCTATGCGGTTAATTCGCATAGGGGTACATATTAGTAATAATTTTTACTTAGGAGGCACAGAAATTATATGTTTACTAAGCTAAGTAAATACAATGGAACTATTAAAATACCGTTTCAATCAAATAATTATAATACTAATAATAATTTTTGGAATTTAAATAGACAGCCAATCAATGATATTATAGCATCTAGAAATAATACTAATACTACTATAATCACAAGCAATATTAGTATGAATCTAGATTCTGAAATGAAATTAGATAGTATATCAATTTCAGAATTGGAATCTAAAGAAGGATCTCTATATGATTATGAATATAATGATGGAGCAAGGTATTTAGATTTAAATAGAGGTAAAGATAATAATGGAATTTCTTTTACAGGATCATCTGTTATAGATTTATCTTCTGTATATACTAATAGGTCTTCAAATAACGATGTAACTAGAATTGTATTTGATGCTTTGGTTGTTTTCTCTAATCCATATTTTATGATTAGAGAAAAAGATACGTCTTATGATATAACAGATAATGATGTAAATACAATAGATAATTTAGAGCCATTTGCATTATTTTCTTTAATAGATAAAAAGTCTACGGCCCCTATATATTCTCTTATTGTAGGGGATAAAGAAAGATATTTAAATAACGTTAGAAAATATTATAATACCGATAATTTAATTATAGATGTATTTTCTCCTACGAATGATGCTAAATCTATTAGAGTTAATAGCGGGGATTTAGATGTACGAGGAAATTATTATTCTAGTAAATTTAATTTACAGATAATTTTAGAACAATACAAAGGGAATGGATTCTATGTAAGAGTAAATACGATAGATTATAGAGATAAAGACAATAATTTAGATTTAGGTCTTGGTTATGATGTGGATGATAAAAGTAAGTATAAATTATACCCTTATAATACAAACTCAGATAATACGGTTATTGCTTTAAATACTCTTGTAACGGATAATAAAAAGACTACTGATCTTAATTTCCAAAGATATAATCTAGAACCTATGCGTGGGGCTTCTTTCTTTAGGAATGGATTTATTAATATTGAATATGGTGAAATAGTTAATAAATTCAATGATACCATTGCTGAAAACTATAAAGATATAAATTGCAGTGTTACTTTTAAACAATCTGAAGCTTCGAAATATAATCTATTATCTGGGACTGTAAATGTATTTTTCTACCCATTTGATGGACATGATACGTTCTCTTCTGTTACTGTAATTGAAAAAGAAGTATATAAAGGAAAAATAGATCCATCTAATATTAAAGGTAATGGTATTCAAAGAATTTCCGATTATTTAGTATTAGATGAACTAAATGAAAAGTTTAAAGATCATTGTCATCATTGCAGTGGTATTAAATATGAAGATATGCAATTATTTGTAGAGATATCTGAAAATAATTTATATCCTGTAAATTATATCTCTGATTCTAATGGAAATATAAAAATAGAAGACAATAAATATTATGCCGATCTTCCTGTTTATGTAGGATCTAATAAGCAATTCTTATATCATAAATACTTTATAAATTTCAATTCTAATATACTAGAATTAGAAGAAGAATTTAAAACAGGATGGGATCCTAAAAGATATTTAGTATTTAGAAATGGTCTTCTTTTAAACAATTCTATTTATAAGATTGATGTAGCCACCTTTACTAATAAGATAAAAAATAAAAAGCTATATACTGCTGTTACATTTAGACCTGGTGATAGAATAGAAGTATTCTATATAGAATCTGATGATAACTTCTTACATGTTCCTTATAATCATGATGTGTATATGTCTTCTAATCTAGTATATGCTGATGAAAATGAACAATATGTAGTTAATGTTCCTTATCCTTACAAATCTTATCCCAAGGGAGATAAATATTTCTTTGTATTTAATAAGGATGGTATCTATTTAGATAAGAAGAATGATTATACTACATCTGAAGATGGAAGTGCTATTACCTTATTTGATCATTCTAAGTTATATAAAACAGAAGATAGAAATGATTATCTGGTATTCGTATTCCCTTATGTAAGAGCTGAATTTGAAGAAGAAGGAGAACTTCTTGAAAATAAATATATGGGTAATACAGGAATAAACTTTGTTTATTCTTATTCAAAATCTTCTGGGGATGACGGTATAGTATCCTTTGATCCTCCTTTTACTTCATATGAATTAAGTAAAAATAACTTCTTACTATTTGGAAATACTACTTATATTAGTAAAGACAGATTCGATCTTATTGATAATCATACTATCAGATTCAATAATGGCGTAGATATAAGACATGCTAAGTATGCTAATTATACTATGATTATATTTAATGATATGAAGAATTCTAAATTCAATATAAATAGCGATTCTAATTTTGAATTAGATATTCAACAAATACCTGCTGAATATGATGGGCAAACTGTATTTAAGTTGAATAAGTTTATAGGTCCTAAGTCTTCATTCATTGTATTTGTGGGTAGCGTATCATTAGAACAATCACAAAAGTATTCTTATAATGCTGCTAATAATAGTATTTCCTTTGGAGATCCTAATTTATACTTTACTAAAGGAAGAAATATCACTGTAATTTCTATAAAAAATAAAGGATCTGAAGGTGGATATACTGAACGTATAGATTTTGAAAAGAATGAATTACCTATAGTGATAAATAATCGGGTAACTATTCCTAGTAGTTATTTCGCTAATAATATTATAACCAAAGAGAATACTATTATATTTATAAATGGAACTTATATTAATCCTAATAGATATAAGATAGATGGAAATACTATAATCTCTACTTATAGGGCCGAATCTGAATTTAAAGTAGGTAAGACCATCACTATTTTATATTTGTATAAACATAAAGTTTCTTTGAATAATTATGGTATTGAAGGACCTTATGAATACATTGATAAGAAATTTGACCATGATGATATCATGTTTGATGAAATGTATTCAACTCCTATTCCTACAGATAAAATCAAAGATGTTACTATAGATGCTATATATGGAAATCTTACTTATGTAAAAGATTATAATCACTGGTATTCTAGAACTATGATATCTGGTACGTTATACAGTAGAGTAGAATATCCTGTACAACAAGATTTCTTAACTGGATATTTATATACAGATTATACAGATAGACAAGATACAGATATTATATCAGGTATAGTAGAAGATTATTATGTAGATTGGGAAAAGGTTTCCCCTAATAATAATACAGATATAGATTTTCTTCATGAAGATATGCCTGGTCTTAAGTATGCATTAATAGCAAACAATGCTACTTCTATATCTATAAGACTTCAACCAAACAATACATTCTCAAGTTTCTTTACAGATAAAAGAGGAGTTATTGGTATACGTTTTGAAGAAGAAAGTAATATTAATATTATACTTCCTTATACATTTAAGGGTATGAGTGATCTTAAATATGTAGATTTCTCTAAGCATTTGAATAAGATAAATTCTTATGCCTTTGTATCTTGTGCTAGATTAAAAAATATTATCTTAAAGGGAACCAATTTAGAAGTTGATGAAAATGCATTTGGATTATTAAACAATATATTCATTCCTGATACGGCTAAAGTAGCAGATAATGCATTTGAACCTAATTCTATAATCAATATAACCTTTGATAAGACTTCTAGTCAATATATTATGGAAAATACACAGGTTAATAGAAATTCAATAGAAACTGTATCCTTCGATACAAATAAGACTAGAGTACAATCTTACCAATTCTATGGATTTAATAAATTAAACAATGTAGTCATCCCTGATACAATAACAGAAATATATCCTGCTGCATTTAAGAATTGTACTTCATTAAGTTCATTAACTCTTAATAGCAATATTTCTTATATTGGTAGTGGGGCATTTTCTAATACTAAGATAAAAGAAGTTTCTATTCCTAATTCATGTGGTATAATCCATAAGAATTCTTTTAGTGATAATACAGAACTTACTAAAGTTACAATTCCAAATTCTATTGATATTATAGAAGAAGGAGCTTTTAATAACTGTAGTAAATTAAAAGAAGTGATTATAGATGAACCTATAGAGCCTGAATTAGGACAACAAGGAAAAGGTTTAAAGCGTATTGGAGCTTATGCTATAGGATCTGATGTACTTAAGGAAATAACTCTTCCTGCATCAGTTAAACATATAGATCAAAATGCATTTACCAATTGCCCTGAATTAAGAACTATTTATATTAAAGAATATCCTCACTCCCATACAGTTGAATTAGTAAATACTGAATCTATGAATAATAAACCATGGGGAGCTGCAGGAGCCACGGTTAAAATAATACAGTAAGGAGTTTATAATGGGTAATATCGTAGAGCAAAACAATGGGAATAAAGTATTTGTTTTTAGACCTAATGATGGAATACCTGAATATATAAATCTTACTGGTATTCGATCTATAAAAGTAGAATGTTATGGTGCTGGTTCACAAACTAGAGATCCTAATATCTTCTCTAGAGGTGGATATACCAAAGGCATTCTAGATGTAAGTAATATTGATCATCTTTGGGTATTTGTAGGATGCAAACCTGAAGGTCGTATAGGTGGAAAAGGATTTGGTAAAGGTGGAGATTCTTTTAAACCTAAGAATGAAATGGTTGGTTATGGAGGTGGCGGATCTTCCGCTATCTCCATTTTTAGTGATGATAAAAACTATTTCTATATGATAGCTGCTGGTGCTGGTGGTGGAACTGATTTTATAATAAGAACAAATAATGATGATTATCTTATAAAACCAGTAAAAGGACTAGATGGTGGAGGATATGAAGGAGAACCTTTAAATGAAAGTAATGGAGATCCTGCATTAGAATATAGATGGTATAATTCTGGATATTCTGGAAAGTCTGGTACACAAACTGCTGGTGGATATGGTGGTAGTTTAGATAAGAATTCTATATCTACTGAATTTGTAAGATTATCCAATGGATCTAGAAATACTGGTGGTAATGGATTAAAAGAAACCCCAACTATTACCTGTAAAGGTGGAGCTCCTGGTGGAGGAGCTGGATATTATGGTGGTGGAGGTGGAGATATCAAAGCAGGAGGAGGTTCTTCTTATATAAGTGGAGATCCTAATTGCTCTGATGAACCAAATAATGACCATGTTGTATTTACTGATACAGAAACAATAGTTGGTGGAAATAATGAAGTAGATGGTAAGGTTGTAATAACTGTATTAAAAGCAGATATAGAGCCTTATGAAATATATTCTAAAATCAACGTATTTGAATATCATAGTAAATATGATGTGACTATACCATTTCCATATAAACAATTTACAGAAATGCAATTCTTTATTATAGATAAAGAAGGGAAACTAATCCCAGCTAGATATTATGATCGTATAGATAATTATACTATAAGAATTAAAGATAATACTGATTTACAGATTTCATCTGATAAAGATTTAAAATTTGTATTTGCTCATAATAAAGGACAATACGCCGTTCAAAAGATGGAATTAAATTTTGAATGTGAAACCAATAAATATCAGTATGATCTATTATCTCCTTATTATATGATTCTTGATATAAGAAATAGGTTTAAGGTTTTCTTTAATAGAAAAGAGTTAATTCATGGGGCAGATTATACAATCAATATTTATAAAGGAGTTTTAAATCTATCAGATTCTTTAGATATAAAAAGCAGTGATACTCTAGACGTAATATGTTTCTATACTGGAACAAAATATAATAAAGCTATTCCTGAGCTTCCTATGAGTGGTTATATCTATTATAATAAAAATGAAATAGATAGAAATCTGAATAAGAATTTAACAGCTATATTTGTAAATGGTAAATTAGTTGATAGAAAAGATGAATTAGATATATCTAATACTATTCACAAAATCTCAACTGATATCAAATCAAGATATAATCTAGAAGTATTAAATCTTAGCCCTAAAGTAGATTCATTGGTTCCTAAGTTTAAATTAAGGAAAAGTAGAAATACAGTTGGTAGCTTTTCTAAAGATATTTTAGGAGGAAAGAATGGTAATGGAGTCATTGAAGTTACATTAGCTCCTAATGTAGTTACTGCTGATATTAATGTATCTAATGCTAAGATGTTTAAAATAGATTATAAGAGCTTCTTATTCAACGATCCTATTCAACTAAATTATATACCTAAATATGCTATACAAATACAACAAGTTCCTCATCAAAGAATTAGTGTAGTTTATAATGGGAAAGAATATACTAATGATGATACAATCTATGTATTACGTGGGGATACTATCAATCCTACTATAATTCCTGAAAAAGGATATAGACCTGGTACTCCTAATATATCTAATACAACTCCTATTATGGATAATGGAATTCTTACAGCTTCTGATGCTACAGAATTATCTTTTGCTTATGGATTAATTCCTATCAATAGTGCAGGTAATAGATATGATGAAAAGAGAGATTTATGGACTCATATTAGAGATAGAGTTATAACTATACCTAATGATGTAGATAGAGTAGTTGTAAACTATACATGGCATTCTAAATCAGATGAATGGTCTGATGTAACAGACGGATATGCAACAATGACTGATGTATTAAATAGAATACGGAATGGTGAATCTGTAGCTGAAACATATCCTCCTTTCTCTGGAACAGGTATTTATAACCTAGATACAAAGACTCCATGGTTTAATCCCTATATTTCTCATACAGATTCTAAATGGTATATTCCTTCATATAATGAATATAAACCTGAAGAATATTCTTATTATATAATCATGGGTGTTACTCCTGGTAAGACTTATAACTTAAGATGCTTTGCTTCTGGTTTTAAGATGCGAGATTATGGGTTTATAGTAGGATATAATGAAGATATAGCTAAAAGAAGAATAGATATGACTGATTATTAAAAAGATAGAGCATAGGTCTTAGACCTATGCTCTTATTTATTGTTCTATTTCAGGATATCTGTAAGATTTAAAACTAGAATGTGATACACTATTATTTTCTTCAAATCTGATTTTATTGATCATATTTAATTCTGCATATCTTGGTTTAGTATAATATACTGGCCTAGTTATAGGAATATCATATAATATTTTATCCCAAGCTGTTTCATTATCAGTATAATTAAAAGGAGCAGCATATTTTGTACTTTTAATATAAACAGATTCAGCTTCATTATGATCAGGAAGTTCTATTGGAGGAAACTTTTGAACAATTTGCCTTAAGTCTCCTATTTCGAAATCATCTTCATAGGTAGAATCATCAGATATTTGCAATTGATCTAATTCATATTCATAATCTTCACTATTAGGGCCATAATCAGGATTTCCAAATTTAAGATTAGTTAGAGTAGTTCCTATATTAATATCTGTATTTTCATATTCTACAACTTTTCTTCCATCAAAGAAGAATCTATCTAAACTATGAGCACCTCTACTAAACATAATCTGATGCCATTCAGTATTTATATTATATGGATACTCATATAAAGATTCTCCATTCATAAAGAATGCTGTGGAAATCTTTTCAGGACTGTCATTATAATATCCCACAAGGATTTTAATAACGTTTCCCTTATCATCAGAAAATTCTAATCCAGGGATATATTTATTTTTATTCTTATTTGTATCTAATTTTACTATAGCAGAATCGTGGAGTTTAAACCAGAAGCTAACGCAGAATAACCCATCTAATCTAAGAGTAATACTATCCATATTATACAAATATGAATTCTTTTTAAAGAAAGATGCTGAATTGTATTTAAAATCTAAATAAGGATCTTGAATACAAGAAGGAGATGAAAATAAAATAGACCCACCACTTTCTTCTTTACCCCAGCTCTTTCCTATTAATCCATGATCAACAATTCCATCTTCCTTTGTAAATCTAAGTGTATTAAAATATTTTCTAATAGCCATAATATTCTAATCCTCTCCAACATATTCATCGTCATCTTTATCAACATCAGGTATTATAATTTTATTTTGTATTTCACTAGGAATTCCATATATTATTTTTCTATAATAAACATTTCCATCCCCATAAATACCATCAGAAATAATCCATTCAAATAACCCTACTCTATTCATTATTTCATAATCTGTAGCAGATTCGAATTCATAATAAATATGATTATCATAGTTTAATTTAGGGATATCTATTTGTAATGAACATACTACTCCAGAATAAGGTTTTGCGGCCATTGTATCTAAGTTTAAAATATGAGCTATAGGAATAGAGATTAATGATTTATCATAATACGACTCATTCAATATTGCAGGAATTTTACCAGCTAAGATTGCTGTTTGAGAATTTACAATACTATTATTGGTAGGATGTTTTGTTTGCAATGCTACATTTATAGGACTAGGAGTTTCTGTAATATCATCTTTAAAAAACTTAATCGTATATTTTATTAAAGTATCATTCTTCATATGCTCTAATACATTATGATGCACTAGAGTGATAAACCAGTCTTTATTTTCAATAAGATCTTCATAAGTAAATGGTAAAGTAGGGTCAGGTATATAATATCTATTGTGTTTAATACCATCAGCTACATGAACCATACTATTTAGATCTCTAGGTAAGTATATTTTTTCTTTATTCATATAAAATCACCGTTTAAAAAATGTATTTTATATAAGTGTCAAACCATTACCCTATCAGGAATAACCTGATAGGGTAATAGTATTATTTCGTTTCTTCAACTACTTTAGAAAGAAGGTTGTTAAGAACTGTAAAGGAGAAGAGAATTACAGTAGGAAGGAGGAATCCATCACGGATCTTGCACCAACCCTGTTCTTTAGCTGCATCTTCTTTAAGTTTAGAAGTATATACATCAACAACTTCTTTAATCTGAGGCATGCCAGATTCTTTCAACCATTTGGTGAAATATTTCTTTGCTTCATCAGTAACAACATTTTGTACATTATCAATCAATTCACTCTTAATAGAAGTAAAATCAATTTTTTCAAGTACTTTGTTAGCCATTTATAAGCTACCTCCAAATATTAATATTCTTCATAGACAAAATTCTTTGTCTTTATACCATCTTTAAAGCATTCAATAGTAACAGAGCTACCTTTTAAGAAGAATATACTTCCATCAATAACTTTACCATTTGCTTTAAAGGTAATACCATCTTGGGGTTTTACAGTAAACATAGAAACTTTCTTATAAGAATCTTCAGTAGTAGATCCATCATCTGCAGGCACTCCTTCTTCAGTAAGTTTCTTAACTTTTTCCTGAAGTTTTGCAATATCTGCATTCAATGTACCAATCTGTTTTTCTTGTTCAGAAGTTTTATCTTGTAAGGTTTTCTTTTCAGTATTAGCTTCGTCTAAAGCAGCTTGTGTTGTTGTATAGTTTTCTTTAGTTGAATCTAATTCAGTTTGAAGAGAAGTTACCTTTTCACTAGCTGTTTTAAGTTCTGCTGCTTTTTTAGAAAGATCAGCACTCATATCAGAACATTCCTTGTTTTTCTTTACAAGTTCAGAGCTGATATCTGTATTTAACTTATTTAAACTAGTAATCTGTTTTTGCATGTCGTCTACTTGTTTTTTACAAGCATCGAGCTCTTTAGATAATTCTACTACTCTATCAGTCATAGTATCATCCGAAGGAGGAACTATGGGATTTTCAGCAGTAAAATGTGCAACCTGATCCTTATATGTCTGAAGAGCAACACTCAGGTTATTAAGAGCATCAATTTCCAATTTTTCACGTTTAGTTAAATTTTCAAAACTTGCTTTAAGTTCATTATATTCTTTAACCAAACCTGATCCACTGGACTGACCCTTGCTAAGTTCATCTACTTTAGCTTGGAGTTGTTTAGAAAGTTCAACAACTTTCTTATATCTAACTTCCAAAGCCCTATATTGAGCGGAGGTGAAAGTAGGCATTTTTATAAGTCCTTTCTAATCAAAAATATATACTACTTACTTAATAGTTTTCTACTATTTGTCAGCTTCTTCTGCTTTCTTCTTTGTAGCTGTTTTACGTTTTGTTGTAGTTGTTGCTTTTTTCTTAGCAGTAGTAGAAGCTGCTGTGGTTTTCTTTTTAGCAGTAGTTGTAGTAGAGCGTTTACGAGTTGTAGTTTTCTTTGCAGCAGGAGCTTTTTCAGCTTCTACTTTTTTAATCTGATCTTGAAGTTTAAGAGATACTTCAATCTGCTTATTTAATTCTTCTTGTTTATCTTTAGCAGCTTTTTCTGCAATTTCAATCTTACTTACAATTTCTTCTTTCTCTTTCTTAATCAACTCAATTTCTTCTGTAAGAGCTGCAATAGTTTTATTCAGTTCTTCGATTTCATTTTGAGCCTTTACCAATTTACTTTTTCTTGTCAATCCTAACATGCGATTCTCTCCTTTAAAAAATATAAAATAATTTTATTTTATTGTCTTAGATTAATTCTCAGAAGGAGGTTGCACGGGACTATTTGCTGGAGCTGCATGCAAACCTACTATAGTGTATCCAGGCTCATTTGTTGCTGAAATATTAACTCTTTCACCATAAGGAACTCGCACTGTTGTTCCATTAGCTGCTATATTATTTATCATTATGGTAGCCCCTCTGGATGCACTTACATTAAAATTTACGTAGTATTGTTTAATATCTTCAATGAAGTAAATACCAGCAATATAATTTATTTTAAGAATTATATATCCGCTAGTCTTGATTATATCATTATTCAATGCTTCTAAAGAAGAATATTTAGATTCTCTATTAAATACTATTGAAGTAGAATAGTTACCAAAAAATAATTTAGAATTACCATAAGTTTTAATAAATATAGTAAATAAAGCAGTACCTTCTAAATTATGAGCATTGAGTCTATCATTTTGTTCTGATGGATCTTTAGGAAATACAGGAATGATACTATTTACATCCAATGTTGGAGGAAGGTTAATAATAATTGTATTAAGAGTACTACCGTCTGTCTGGCCGTCAACTCTATAGGTGGTACATCTAGATCTTCTAGATACATTATCAGAGAAAGTACTAGATACTATAAGATTTTCAGAAATATCCAATTGTCCAGTTGTGGGAGAAGTATACATAGGACAAACATCAATATTATTGATAAAATCCATATATTGAACATCTTGTTTCAAATCAGATACTTTCTTGGGTAGTTCTGTTTTAGTAGCATAATTAGTAAGATCAAGAGATTGGCTTTGACCACCCAATCGTTCCCAATTATTATTTACATGGAGATATTCATCATACATATTTTCCCCAGAACCGCTTCCTCTTACAAGATAAATGGTAGCATCATCTATATTAGAAGTGGGGAGAGCTGTTACTACTTCTATTTTGAAATTAGGAATCTTTTTAATAAGATCATTAATTTCTTTCTTTGTGTAAGCATCTATATTTACAACTTTATTTACAGGAAACAGTTCTTTACCAGCTAAATTTATCTTTTCAATCTTATTAGCTTGAGCAGACATTTCTACAGTAGACAGTTTTCCTTTTTCTTCTTCTGTAAAGCTGCTTTCGGATAATCCCATTCCAGGGGATTTAGCAACAAAGATGCGTCTACATTCCGAAAGGAATGTTTTTAAATTATCTAAATTAAGAAATTTACTCATTATGAATAATATTCCTTTCTATATATTAAATTTGGAAAAAGTCTGGCACAGATTCGGACGGAGCAAGAATAATATTTACAGCAAAGTTATCTAATTCCCCATCGTTATTATTTAAGAAATCATATCTAGAAGAGTGAAGACCAATATCATTGATATTACCACTATATACCAAAGATCCAGCCGAATTTCTTGTTACAGTACCGTATTTATAAGCAAACTTAACTTCATTATCTTTTCCAGCCACTTTATAAGGAACTTCTACAATGATAGTGATATTAGCTCCAAGATTTCCAGAGTTGGTTTTGAAAGTTACATTAACTCTAAATGATTGACCATTTTCAACTAAAGAAATAGATTTTATTTCTTCTGTCATATTCAATCGTTTATCAATATTATAATAACTTACTAAGTTATTATCAAAGATAGCATTAAGTTTAATAGCCTTTTTAAATCCATCTTTAAGTGTATAAGTAGTATCACCAACTACATTATCTACTATACTATCAAGTTTATCTGATGTAAATACACCATTAGGAATAAGATCTGCAGTATCTTTGTTCTTATAAATCTTCAATCCCAATTTATCAATATCTAAATTTCTATCCAATTTATTTAACTCATAAGAGATTTTATAATTAGGAATAGAGATGGTTTTATCAACTCTATACAACTCAATCTTAATAGGATCTCCATTATTAATAGTAAAATCTTTAGTTACATTTGTTTCACCAATACTAGATTTTTCATTATTAATAGTATTTACAAATCTCATTGCATAGTTAGGCATGATAGTATCATAAACTCTACTAATAGAAACAGAAGTAGTATTAAACAATGCTAATATTTCATCATTATTATATGCTTCTCCACTACCAATACTAATACTTTGAGATCCATCAAAACTAACTCCATTAATAGTTACAGGATGAGCTAATTTATTAGCAGTCACCGCATTAGCAATTTCTTGAACCGTCCAATCTGTATCTGATGTAGTTGGGTTGTTATTTTGATTAGATAAAATATATTCTTTTCTATCATCTAATACATATACACTCATTCCAACTTTACGTTTACTTAAAGGAATTTGGTTTCTTTCAGTTCTAGTTCTAACAATAAACCTCCCTCCTTTAACTTCATTAGAATCTGTTACAGGAAGAGGACCAGAATTTTCAATGAGAAGATTTTGATTATTCACATTCATTATAAATTTATTTACTTCACTCATTGATTTATTTACCTCCAATCAAAGTTAATTAATATAATGTGAAAATAAAAATAAAATAGAGTAAGTGGATAACCCACTTACTCTATTAAAAATTAGATTATAAAACAATATTTAAATACAAACCAGTTGTAATATTAGTATTAGAAATGAAGTAATAAACATCATATTTCTTATATGCTTCTTTAGTAATCTTTTCTTCAGGGTATTTATGAACAATCTGTCTTTGATAATCCATAAATACTCCTATACTTTCTGCTCCATTAGTTAATTCTTTAGGTAAAATAAAGAATACTGTGTTAAAATCAGTATGAACAGTTTTCCCTCTTAAAATATTAGTTTCAAGAATATTTAAAGAAATTGTTCTTGCTGCATTTCCCTCAACAATGTTTGATATATTTTCAAAACCCTTTCTATTAATGGGAATATCAGATGATGATGAAAAATCAGAAAGTTCTAATAAAGATTCAGCATTTACTTTGGTAGAATTGGGAATATAATCTCCATTATATTGTTCATATGTTCCATCACCATTTGTTCTACTAGCAACAGGGAACAAACCAGAAGCAACATACATCTGAATTTTATCAGATTTTTCTTTTTCTCTTAAAATATCATCATCAATAGCTCTAATATATATTTCTAATTCTTTAAATACTGAGGAGTTAACCCCTTCTGTAGAGCTAGAAGGATTGTACGGTAATATTACTTTAGCAACAAAAGAGTTATCCCCAAGAGGGAAATTGCCATTAGATGTAGTAGAATATGTAAGCTTAAAGCAAGTAGAGTCGTTGAAAGTATCAACACTACATGTTGAATTCATAGATCCATCAAGAGATTCAAATTTAAGAGGATGAGAACTTGCATCATTTGAATTCAAGATACTACCATTATCCAAATCAAAATCTTTAGGTAAAGAAATAGGATTGGTTACTTTATCAAAGATAAAGTAAACTGTATTGTTATTAGAATCACGATCTACTTTAAGAATATTAATATGAAGTGCATCTAATTTATTAAGAATATCTACTTCTTTATTGATAGTGTCTAATTTAGCAAGTTTAGTCTGATCTTGTTCAGATAACCCATGAATAGCTTGAACTTCTTCTTTAGTAGCAAATTTGTTATCAAGTAAATTGTTTTTGATATCTACATAATTTTCAGTAGCATATCCACTCATTCTGGTTTCAAGTTCTTCTACTTTAGATTTTTGTGCATAAGTATTATTAACTTCAACTTTATATGAGCTAAATGTACCATCTTCTACAAAAGTCTTATTATTAAGATTATCAACTATATTCTTAACCGGATTAAATTCTGTTTGAGTAACAAACTTGAGTTCATTATTAGCTATATAAGAATCGTATACATCTTTTCTTACAAATGTATCATTAATAGTATCTGTTATAGCTTTAGTTGCATTAGCTGTAGTTTCAATAGTATCGATCTTAGCGATCTTAGCTTTATCTTCAGAACTCAAACTATCTGCTTTAGCAGCAAATTTACCTTCTGCTTCAGATTTATAAAGATTAAATACAGTATCTTCTACAAAAGTTTTACCACTAAGAGTATCAGTTACAGCTTTAGCAGCATTAGCAGTAGTTTCAATATTATCAATCTTAGCGATCTTAGCTTGATCTGCAGAACTTAATCCAGTTCCAGCTGATGTTAATTCTGCTTTAGTGGCAAACTTACCTTCTGCTTCAGATTTATATGCAGTAAATGTAGCATCTTCTACAAAGGTCTTATCTTTAACGCCGTCTGTAACAGCTTTCATATCTTGTAAAGCTTTCTTAGTTTCTTTATCAGCTTCTTGATAAGATTGAAGATCATGTTGAAAAGCTCTCATTGCAGATTCTGTATATTGTTTATTAGCATAGTTTTTGTAAACATTATCTTTATATGCAGTAAATGCAGAATCTTCTACAAAAGTTTTACCTTTGAGAGTATCTGTTACAGATTTAGCATCATCTGCTTTGGTTTCAATAGCATCAATCTTAGCGATCTTAGCTTGATCATCAGAACTCAAACCAGTACCAGCAGCAGTAACTTCTGCTTTAGTAGCAAACTTGCCTTCTGCTTCAGACTTATATGCAGTAAATGTAGCGTCTTCTACGAAAGTCTTATCTTTTAATCCATCTGTTACATTCTTAACTTCAGTAAGAGAAGCTTTAGTAGCAAATTTACCATCTGCATCAGATTTATAAGTATTAAATGCAGAATCTTCTACAAAGGTCTTATCTTTAATAGAATCTGTAACAGCTTTAGCTGCAGCAACATCTGCTTTTACAGCATTGATACTATCAGCTGCATTCTTAGCTTCAGTTACTTTAGATTCGAATTCATTTAACTTAGCAGCAGCATCTTTAGCAGACTGAATATCCTGTTTTACATTTTCAGGAAGTCCAGCAGTAGAAACAGATTCAATAGACTGCTTAAGTTCATTATATTTAGAAGTTACATCCTGAGTTACAGGTTGTAATTTTTCTGTAAATTTAGCATCCAATGCAGATTCTTCTACAAAAGTTTTATCCTTAAGAGTATCAGTTACTGCTTTAGCTGCATTAGCAGTAGCTTCAACAGTATCAATCTTGACAATCTTAGTCTGATCTTCTTCAGATAATCCATGAATATTCTGAACTTCTGCTTTAGTAGCAAACTTACCATCAGCATCAGACTTGTATGTATTGAATGTAGATTCCTCTACAAAGGTCTTGCCCTTAAGTGTATCAGTTACAGTCTTAGCATCATCGGCTTTTGTTTCAATTCCATCGATCTTAGCAATCTTAGCTTGATCATCAGAACTTAATCCTGTACCAGCAGTTGTAACTTCAGCTTTTGTAGCATATTTAGTTTCTACTTCAGATTTATAAGCAGTGAATGCAGAGTCTTCTACAAAAGTCTTATCTTTAATTGTATCTGTTACAGCTTTAGCTGCATTAGCTGCAGTTTCAATATCATCAATCTTATTGATCTTAGCTTTATCTGCTACACTAAGATTACCTGTACCAGAAGTTGTAATTTCGTCTTTAGTAGCAAATTTACCTTCTGCTTCAGATTTATAGGCTGTAAATACAGAATCTTCTACAAAAGTCTTATCTTTCAAACCATCTGTAACAGCTTTAATACTAGTTACATCAGTTTCAATACCATCAATCTTATTAATCTTAGCTTGATCAGCAGGAGTTAAGCTAGCTGTGCCTGTTCCAGCACCACTACCAGATGTACCGGCAGCTGCTAATTCTGCTTTAGTAGCGAACTTACCATCAGCTTCTGTTTTATAAGATTCAAATACAGTTACATCAAGTTTATTGGTTTTAATCTGACCAATATTTTCTTCATTAGTAGTAGCCTTTTGAGTAGCAGCATCAATCTTTTCAGCTGTTGCAGATTTATAAGATTCGAATACAGTTGTTTCGAGCTTACCAGTCTTAATAGCTTCGATAGATTCAGCATTAGCAGTAGACTTTTGTTCAGCATTACCAGCTTTTGTAACAGCTTCTGTAATCTGTTCTGTCTTTGCTTCAACAGCCTGTTTAGCTGTTTTTACATCTTCAAGAGCATGTTCTACTCGTGCACTCATTTCTTTAACAGAATCTTCAGATTGTTTAGCTTTATCAAGGGCTGTTTGAATCTTTTCTTCTGTAGTTCCTTTGTCTGCTTTAGCCATTACATTTTGTGCATTATAATTAGCACAACCACTGAAATCACCAAAAGCTACAGGAGAGTCGCAAACTTCTACTACAGATACTACCTGTTTACCAGAAATCTTATGAATAGTATTTTCTAAACCGCATACTACATAAACATCATCATCCATGTTTACATCAATAGCATTAGGTCCTTTACCAACAGGAATAGTAGTAATATTATTTCCTTCTTTAATAGCCTTAGAAGAAGTTTCAATAATGGTTACTGTATTTCCATCATAGTTAGCAGCAATAACGTTACCATAAGAATCATTTACAAGAGCAACAGGACGAGCACCTACTTCAAAATCTACTACTTTCTTAGATTTCAAAATACGAGATACAGTATTAGAACCAGAGTTTGCTACCCAAATAGTATTGCTTGTATCACAAGTAATAGCAGCAGGATTGCTTCCTACATTGATGCTATCTACAACAGTAGTGTTTACAATCTTATTTACAATACCACCAAGATCTGCACCTGTCTTAGGATCAATCTTATGAGATAAATAGCAAGCCACCCAAATAGTACCTTCTTCATCAGATACAAGAGATTTAGGACCAGCTGCTACAGCAATATTCTTAACAACCTTATCTTGAAGATCTTCATTTTCTGTAGCAGAGGTGTTTTTATAAGAAGGAACTTCTACCTTGGAAACAGTATTGTCTCCATAGTTTGCTACATAGATATTACCATTGGGATCTTCACAACAAGCAACAGGCTGTTTACCAACCTTTACTTTTTGGAAGAGAGTATACTTTCCTTCACCAACATTCTTCTTGTAATGATAAAGATATCCATTATTTCGGTTTGTAATAAACAAACTTACTTTATCCTGAGATACAGTAATAGATGAATAACCAGGTTTGCCAGCAAAAGGATCTTTCTTCCCATGCCCTGTAATAGTTTCTACAGGATTTTCTTCTTTGGGAGTAGTATCTTTAGGATTTACAATCCCTACTTCTTTTTCAAGATCAAAAATTTCAGAGGATACATCATTAGAGATCTTTAATACTTTAGCCTTATATGCATCAATTACGAATAAATCATTCGGAAACATATATAGATTACCTCCATTTTTAATAAATAAAAAATTAATTATTTTATTTAAAATAATTAATATGATGTCAGAGCTTATCCCCTGACATCATATAGTATTTTAGTGCATATTATTTTAAGAATATTTTTAATATTTTTTCATTATTTAAATCTAGTTTTTTATTATTAACATTATCAGATTTGTTATAGACAAGCTTAGAATAATATATATTATAATCTTTGTATTTTTCATCTTGTATTAATTCTTTAGGATAAGGTTCAAAATAATATGTAGCACTATCTAATTGTACTCTTAGATTATTATCTCCGCCTCTAAATAAATTATACATATCTCTATTATTCTCATCAATCCAAAGTAGTATAAACATATAAGGAGATTTTATATAATCATTAATATCCGGCCAAAACGGGGGTTGGACAATCCCAATACCATCTCCTTTAAAATTATTATATTTTATAATAGTATATGGAAATCCTGATTCATAATCAAATAAATTGGTATTTGTCTTTCTTTCTGAATCGATATGACTCTTCATTAATTTATTTTTATTCCAACTAGCTATAAATATATTAAAAAATGAAGTACCATGAGAATGATTAGTTTTTGCACTATGATCGCTACCATCATATTTATAGAATAGATTAGGGTATACTTTTCCATTATGAGTAATAAAATCTAATGTATTTTCATCTTCAAGAAAAGCATCAGTTCCTACTTGAACTATGATATTTACTTTTTTATCATTTATTATATTTTCATTCTCTCTTCTAGAGTCAAAATCCATATACGAATAAATTGGTTTGGTTATATTTTCTTGAGTAGTTTCATCATATGTATCTGTTTCATAAAAACAACTTACTTTTACATCATTATACCCAAAAGGAAATTCTTTAATACCACCATTATTATCATATTTTACTCTCATGGTATATAAATAGGTATTTTCATCATAGGTAGCAGTTACAGAGTTATTGTCTTTACTGAATACGATAGGATGGTTTGTATCAAAGTTTATTCTTTGAAAATCTGATGGTAATCTTGATTTGGTATAATCATCAAATTTAATATTAAAGTAAAACTTAATTATATAATAATATATCTCATTTCCTTCGCTATCTACTTCTGGATGTTCATTGTCATAAGTTATTTCTTTATATTCTATATCAAATAATCCTTTATTATTCAATATATCAATATAATTCATTAGACTAGCTAATTTGTCTTTTGATACCATATTCTCTTTAAGAGTATCAATATACCCAATTCTAGTTCTATCCTCGGGAGATATAGCATTTGCTTTAGCTTCTTCTATTTTAGTATTTGTCTCAGATTTGAAAGTGTCTAAATCTTCTTTAGATGCTTTTGATGTATTGATAGTTTCAATATTAGTATTTATTGTATTTTTGAATTCATCAAATTCAGTTTTAAGAGAAGTATTATTTTTTAATCCTTCTATATTTTCTGTATTGATAGCTACTTTAGATTTAAGATCTTCTATCTCTTCTGATGTAGTTTTTGCTTTTTCTATTATATCATTTAATTCTTTATCTTTTTTATCAGATTCTTCATCTTTAGCCATTATATTCAGTTTATTATAAGTAGAGCAACCTGTAAAATCTCCGATAGCTACAGGAGAATCACAGACTTTTATAGTAGATATAACCTTTTTATTATTAATCTTATAAATGGTATTATCTAATCCACAAACTACAAGTATTTCATCTTTAGAATTAATATCTATGGCATTGGGTCCTTCTCCTACAGGAATTGTAGTAATATTGTCACCAGCAGCAATAGCTTTAGAAGAAGTTTCTATCATGGTAACAGAATTTCCTTCATAATTGGTTACATATACATTACCAAAAGAATCATTTACAATAGCCATAGGTCTAGGCCCTACTTCAAAATCTACAATACGTTTAGATTTTACGATTCTAGATACAGTATTAGACCCAGCATTAGCAACCCAAATGGTATTATTAATATCACAAGTAATGGATGAAGGATTATTACCTACTACAATTTCATCTACAACAGTAGTATTTACAATCTTATTTACAATACCACCTATTTCTGTATCATTGATAGGATCAATCTTATGGGATAAATAGCAAGCTACCCAAACAGTACCTTCTTCATCAGATACAATAGATCTAGGACCAGCAGAAACTACCATAGTTTTAACTACTTTATCTTGTGCTTCTTCATTTCCTAAGAGTTTAGATTTAAATGTAGGAACTTCTACCTTGGAAACAGTATTGTCTCCATAATTTGCTACATAGATATTACCATTAGGATCTTCACAGCAAGCAACAGGTTTCTTACCTACACGGATCTTTTGAAATAAAGAAAATTCTCCACTTATTGCATCTTTTTTATAATGGTATAAATGGTTGGTAATTCTATTAGTGATAAATAAACTAACCTTATCTTGAGATACTAAGATAGAGGAATAACCAGAACGTTCTTTCTTCTTAGTAGTATTATCTTTTCTATTTACAATCTTTTCTATTTCTGTATCAGATATTTTTAAATATTTCTTTATAAGATTTTTAGTATCTTCATCTATAGATACAAAATCTTTATTTTCTGTAACTATATCTTCTTTTTCTAAATTGAAAAGTTCAGTAGATATATCATTAGACACTTTTAATACTTTTCTATTATAAGAATCTATTACATATGCATCATCGAGAAACATATCAAAACCTCCATATATTCATATAAAGTCAATTTAATACGATGTCAGAATTCAATCTGACATCGTATTTTTATTTAAGTTACGGAATTAGGATTATTAGCAATAAAGTCTAACATTAAAATTGTTTGAGGAGAATCTTTACTAGCTATCTGCTCAGGGAATACATGATAGAACAATGATAAGTGTGAATTAGGGGTAATTCTTGTTTTAAGGCTTTCATCATCTATTTGATCTAATGGATATTTCTTAAATAAATACAATACCCCATTTACCATTATAGGAAGAACATTAAGAAGAGTTCCTGTATTATCTCTATCTATATCTTCCTTGGTTCTAACAAATATAGTATTTTTTTCTCCAAAGTATGTTGAGGGTCTTGTAAAAAAAGTACTAACTTTATGCTTATAAGGAGCAATAACATTTTTCTTATCAAGTACATAAGAAATATCAATAGATGCCAAATATGCCCACATTAAATAGTTTGTATCCTCTCCAGGAGGAGAAACTAATTTAGGAATATAATCTTCTCCTACTTTTTTGAAATAATTAGGATCCTCTTTTTTGTCTAAAGGATATTTTAAGAAGAATACTCCAAAAGTACCAGATTCTTGAGGTGTGTTTTGTTGTTCAATTTTTTGTTGAATGTCATTTATCTGAGGAAAGTCCACATAAAAATGAAAATCTTTAGGATGTTCTGCATCAGGATCAGTTTCAGAAATATATTTAAGAGATAATTTTAAGTTACGTTTACCTGTAGGATACTCTATAGGATTTCCATTAGAATCCCAAGGAATTATATTTTTTACTGCAAATCCGTGTTTATCATTATCATAAGGGCAAATGATATCTTCATGCCCTTTTTTAGAAATGGTTAAAGAAGCACCATCTCCAGTTAATGGATAAGATAAATCATCAGGTTTAAAAGCTATATTATCCTCTTCTTGTATATAAAAATATAATGTATAAGAAGTAGTCCCATCCTCTTTATTTTCTTCATCTATTTGACTATAGTATGGTTTAAACATGTTTTTTAAAGCCATTACGTCACAAATAAATGCAAGTCTTTCAGATTCTTCTTTAGGAATAAAGTTTTTAGCAAATTCATTTAATTGATTGCTTAAAGACCCCATAGTAACAAGATCTAGGGGTTTGATATGATCTTTATAATTGGTTTCTGTTATTTCTTCATTAGTAACTTCTAATTTATGAAAAGAGGAATCTTCTCTACAATAAATAATAGCATTAGGAACTAAAGAGCATTTACATACTTTATCTTTATTTACTATTTCAGACAAATGATCAACTACAATGATACCATTTCTAATATATTTATTATCTAATACATAATTATTATAGTCTGAATATAAAGGAGATATGACTTTAGTTCCTATATATTTATTTCCCATTAAACAATTCTCCAATAATATTTAGATTAATAAGAGTAAACACTATATTACTACCATGTCCTATTAAATAGGACATGGTAGTTTTTTATTTGCCTTTTACATTGTCTTTATAAAATTGTTCAAATTCAGATTTCTTTTTTACTAGATCCATAATTTCAGTATATACTTCTACAGGCACATATTCTAATTTTACTATAGTATCCCTCACATTATTATACCCCTTATCTATTTCTAAATACAAAGTATAAAAAGCGATAGCATCTTTATTAGAATAATAATTGTTTATGCCGATATCCATTTCACTAACTAAGGCATCAGATGTACTAATTATTAGATTACAAATAAGACAATCATTATGTTTATTATGATTATTCTTATTTATATCTATATTGATATTAGCATCTATTCCTTCTATAGAGCTAGAATCATTAGTAGATTTAGATTCTTCCTCTTTATTAGAATGAGAAGAATTGTAAAGACGAAATAGTTTTTCAAATAGAGAAAATATTCCATTTACAGAAGTTAGTAGTTTTATGAAATCCGATCCAAGCAATCCCAAAATCAAAGGCGGGATGAGAATAAGTCTAGGGGATATAGCCATTACAAATGGAGCAGTAGCTATAGATATAAATGTATCTACAATAGCATTAGTTAGTATTTCAGATATTAGTTCTCTTATACTATGCTTAGTATTGTTTTTATATTTAAAACACAGTACATGAATCGAAGAACCAAAAAGAGATATAGTTCCACACAATAAAAGTTCCAACAGAGTAATCTCTAATATTAATTCATTATTAAAGTTATTCATAAATTAGAGTTCCTCCAATTCAAAAATATGCTATTTGCTCCCTAGATTTAATTTATCATCTACTTCCTTGTTAACTTTAGTTGGTGCAATTTTTTCTTTATTAATAATTTCTTTAGGTATTCCTTCATTTTCAATACCATACGATCCAGATGGACTATTATATTTACTATTAATGAATTTATTAGTAGTCTGAATAGCGGCACCTACTGCTCCTGTATAAGTAGCAAATACAGCATATCCTCCCCAATCTATATTATTATATAAAAGATAGAACGACCCTGCTACAAATACTAAATAACTAAAAAGTGCCATAAGCCTAGTGAGTGATAATGTATTCTCTTCAAAAAATAATTGATGTAAAAGTCCTCTTTTTTTCAAGCTATTACCTCTTTCTATAATAAACTTATTTTTATGTTTTTTAGGCCCATATGGGTATACCTGTCTACATTTTAGTAAATCTAGAATAAGGGGTATAAAATATTATGATAGAAATCATAATAATTTCAATACTTGGGTTATTATCTTTTTTCATTTTTTCATGTCTAATTTTATCTGAAGTCGTTTCATCTATGAGCAAAGCAAATTTAAATAAACAAGTATTATCTATACTAAAAACTTCTGAAAAGAAGATGAGCAAAGAACAAGTAAATATGGATTCTATTAATGAAGAGATTCTTGCTATCAAAGATAATACTGTGAAGATAAATAAAGATATACAAAAAATAAATGATAAATTAGATAAGTTGATATAATCTGGTAGGCATATAACAATGCCTACCAGCAACATTTTGTTAATATGAAATCTGATAAGGAGATATAGTTTTATGGCAAAGATAAAAATTATTCCTATCGGCTATGATAATAAAAGTGTATATAGAGAAGATATGGCGTTAAGCGATGGTAAATTTGCTGCCTCTACTCCTTTTATTATCTTATCTAATAAACCTATACCGAAACACGTTAAAAGTTATTTTGAATTTAAAGTAACTGATTTTAAAAGAAATGAATTATATAGACATTTACCTCTTTATGTAGGAATACATAAAGAACCATCTTCTGGTATCTTATCTACTGATTTTAGTTTAGGTAGTATTTATTATACAAGAAGACAAGACTTTGAAACCTATGAGCAGTATAATAAATCTGCTTATTGTGAACACTATAAAGTTATGGGTAAGAAAGAAAGAATCCCTTCTAAGAATGATATTATAGGAGTAGGGGTAGATCCAGACTATAATCAAATAAATATTTTTGTAAATGGTCATCCATTCTATTCTTTCTCTCCTAGAGAGTTTGAAATTAATGAAGAAGATGATTTTTATTTTACAATATGCTCTAGAGTATTTGAAAATATAGGTGGATATATCAATTATGGTTCTGCTCCTTTTGAATACAAGCCAGATGGATATATTAGTCTAAATCAATATTATTTTGAACGGTATCCGTTTAATCTAGAGATATTGGGAAATGTTTCGTTTTTATCTAATGATAATGACACCAATAATTATTATTCTAATAGAATAAAATATGGTGTTGAATTTGGAATGACAGTTCATGTAGAAAATGATTTAGCTCCTTTAGGGTCTAATTTAAATGAAAGAAAAACTTATATAGAACCTAATCTTGGAGATGCTCAATTATACGATCCCAATAATAAGAATTCATTTATTATATATTCTGAAAATCAGAATCCAGCAGATCATGCTTATTTCCCATATCCTATCCCTTCTGATCAAAAGATATATTTTGAGTTTAATTGTAAAGAAGCACCTATGGATAATGGATATGTTGGATTGCCAATACAAATAGGCATAGCAGATCATAAAGAAATAGAAAAGTCTATTACTGATTCTTCTTATAAATCTTTCTCTATTGATTTATTTAGAAAAGATTATAATTACTACTATGCTAATGTAACCCTTAATGATAAAACTATTCATTATCCTATAAGAACTGTATATGGTCCTGTATATCCTATGGAAGGAGACACTATAGGAGTATTATTAGATCTAAAAGATCAGACAATAAAGATTTATAACAATAATACGTTATACATGACTGCTGATCTTAATGAATATTTAGGATATGCCGATGATACTAGAACCTTTGTATCTAGTGAAAAGAGTAAGATATATTTTAATGATATTCATGAAAATTACTACTTCTTTGTAAAAGCATATACAGATTCATTTACTGGTAATGGTCATATGCTATTTAATCTAGGGGAACCCGAAAATAAAGATCCTTTAAAATATCATTCATTATATGATAATAAGGATATTATGACCTATTGGTATTATTATAATTACAATATAAGAAAGTTATATTATAAGGATTTAGAATTTGTTTTAACAACTCTTCCTTATCATATCAATGTATCTAAGAACATTACATGCTCTATATATGTAAAATCTAAATATGATGGAAATGATTTAGATTTTGGTCCTGGATTGAATATGATGTATGATACATACAATATTATATCAGATAATGAAGAAAAAGCAAATGTTCCTGATTTAACTGCTTTTGAATTTTATGAATTAACTCATAATAAAGTAGATAATGATCAGAATAAGTTTATTAAAGACTTAATCATGTTTGCTAGTGTTAGAGTAGATAAAAAGGTAGAAGAATTTAATGAAATGATTTTATCTTCTGATAGATTCTTGTTTAGATATGCAGATATTGAACAGGATCTATTGATTGGTAATTCATATATATCTAAAAACAAATATAGCAAAGATATTTTATCTTGTAATTTTGAATATATTGATAGAATTAAAGTTACCTTAGTAGGTAATGAAGATTTTAATATAGTAGCAACTACCAATGATGGAATAGAGCATACAGAAGACTTTTATATGCTTCCTTCTCCTGATAATACTATAGAAGTACACACAAGAACTAAAAAAGAATATTCTCTTCAATCACAAGAACCATATTTTGAATATAATGATGATGCTGAAATAAATGTTGGTAAGAAAATATATAATATTCAGAGTGATATAGAAATAAGACTCTTAACACCTCCTACTTTAAAGTATTATCTTAATGCATTTATAACTGGTCAAGATAGGCAACATGGTAATGACGGTTTTCCATGTGAAAAGATATTGGATACTTTTACTAATAGAAGATTAAAAGAAGTAAAACTTCCAAATGGAGTAAATAAAATAAGAGTATACTATTTACATGATCCATATTATTCTGATGAAAGAAGTTATTTTAGTTATGGGGATACTTTTATTAATGGTATGCAACTTGGTCATATAGAAGAGTATTTAAAAAATAATGGGTTATTAAATGATAAAGAATCTATAACCTTCTATTCTAGTTATTTAGCTATATTTAATTCATCTAATGGTATAAAATGGTATGATACAAAAAAACAAAAAAATTATCCACCACCAATTGCTCCATTTACAATAAAAGCATTAAATAGTGATTATATATGGGGTGATGGTGCTTGGAAAAAAGGAAATACTAATTTTGGAAGTGCCTGTGCTTATAAATGCACAATCGGTATAACTCCAGAAAAAACATATAAAATTATGAGCCTTGGTCCTACTAGAGATGTAAAATATGGTTTCTTCTTATATTATGGACCTGAAGTTAAAGATGATGTAGTCGATATCGCTGATTATTAATTAAATTATTGGGTAGTAGGTCTTAACCTACTACCCACCCTTTTTATAATTCATCAAAAGCACGTGTTCCAGTTATTACTAGAGGAAAATCCATATTAGCATTAGAGTTTACTGCTCTACCATTTCGTTGGTCAATTCTCATATTATCTAATAAGAATTCTGCAGGTCTTTCAATACCAGGAATAGATTGACCTGTTTGTACATTTACAACGTCAAAATACTTTGATCCTGTAGCTTGATTATATACAACAACCGTTTGAATACTAGGATCTTTTTCAGAAATCATCTTTCTTTGTACTGGGCTTAGATTTGCTCTATATTGATTAAAAGAAGTATCAATATTTGCAGTACTACCATCAACAGTTACAATATCGGTTAAAGATACATTTGTACTGGCAACTCCAGGAGTTCCAACATTAGATGTTTCTATTTTACTACCAGAAAGATTTATTCCAGTATTAATAGATTGAGGAGCTAAAGGCTGATTAATCATCGGTAAGCCATATTTAGGTGCATTAAGCATTGCATAATATGCATCTGTAATAACTTTATCTGAATTTTCATCTTTAACATCTTTCATCATCTGTTCTTTCTTAAGTGCAATATCATTAATCTTATTTCTAATTGCATCTAATTCTCGAACAGCAGAAATTTTGGTATTTAAAATACCCATCTGAACTCCCATAAAGTTAGACATATGTTGAAGACGCATCTTACCACCATACATCTTACTTCTTTTAAATTGGGCTAATTCTTCATCTATGTTTGTATAAATCATATCCGATTGAGCTATGGTTTCATACAACATCTTTCCTGTATCGCTATACCCTTTTTCTAATTCTTTAATTACTGCGTTCTTTCCTTTTTTAGAAGACTTATCTTCATCATCTACAATATTTGTATAAGTGATTACAGGAGCATCTTTAGGAGGACGACCAGGTCCTCTTTTTCTTTTAGAAGCTAACTTTTCTTCTGTAGTATCTATTACAGTAGGTTCTGCTGAAGAATCTTTTTCGATAAGATTTTCTTCAGATAGACCATAAGTTCTTTGTTCATCTTCGCTATCATCTATTAAATCTAAAGTAATAACCTCTTTTTTAGACATAATACCACCTCTTAAGATTAAATTAATTATTAACCTGTTATTTTAAGCAAACTTTAATTTAGCTACATATTATAATTATGAAGATATAAAATACTGGAAACTTAATTATAACTGATATATAGGAAGGGGACATAAAATGCTTTTAAAAGATGTAATCGGATATCCTGAAGGATCTAATCTTACTATAATGAATGTATTTTATACTAGACCTATTAGAAATGAAGAAACTGGAAAGTATGATAAAGATTATTTGGTTATTATATTTAAGAACAATGATACAGGAAAAAAAGAAATACGAATAGATGTAGAACCTGAATATACTTGGTATTTATTAAAGAAAGAATATCAAACAAAACACAATCTTGCATTTATTGAAAAAGATAAAGTAGAACCTATTACTTGTAAGTATAAAGATATAAAATTATCTATTGCTAAAGAGACTGGTAATGAAGACCTCTATAAACAAAATATGTATTCTGGTAATTTTAGATTGAATGATGCTTTTTTTGCTCATCCTAGATCTTTTGCAGCAGATATGAATATCTTGAATTATACAAGAAGTAGATTTGCAGAAATATATAAGAATCCTGTTATACCTATAGATATATTCTTCTTTGATATTGAATCAGATATCATAGATTCTATTTCAGATAATGTAACAATAGGTGAATGCCCTGTAAATGCAATTACAGGATATTATTCAAAAACAAATACACTATATAACTTTGTTTTAAGAAATAAAAGAAATAACCAAATTCAAGAACTTGAAGATGATATGAAGAAGGATTTTAAAAAGTATAAAGAGAAAGTAAGATCCTTCATCGAATATGATCTTGGTAGTAAAGAAAAAGTAAGTAAATATAAATTAGACAATGTAGAATTATCTGTTGGGTTCTTTGATGATGAACTAAGTCTTATATTAGAATTCTTTAAATTAGTTCATTCATTATCTCCTGATATCGTAACAGCATATAATATCTCTTATGACTTACCATCTTTGATTGAGAGATTAAAAGCTAATGGAGCAGATCCTAGAGATGTAATTTGTGATAGTGATATTCCTCCTCAATATAGATTCTGTGAATATATTCTAGATGAAAAGAATCTTAATAATCTTGAAGAACGTGGAGATTTTGCTAATATATCTGCAAGATCAACATATCTTGATCAGATGATAACGTATGCATCTAGACGTAAAGGACAAAGTGCTATTGAATCTAATAAGTTAGATTATGTAGGTACTTTAGAATGTGGAGTAAGAAAATTAGATTATCATGAAATAACAACGGATATTGGGAAACTACCGTATCTAAACTTCTATATATTCTGGTTATATAATATCATTGATGTGGTTGTTCAAGTATGTATAGAAGCTCAAACTGATGATCTTAAATATGTATTTAATAATGTAATAGAAATGAACACTCCGTTCCAAAAGATATTTAGACAAACCAATTATCTCGGAACAAAAGCGGTAGAGTTTTATAAGCATCATGAAGGAGTAATCATTGGTAATAATATCAATAGATTTGGTAAGAAACCTGAAGAAAAGTTCTCTGGTGCTTTTGTAGCTGATCCTACCAAGATCTCTGATAAGAATAAAGTAAGAATTAATGGTCAACCGATTTATAAATATAACAATGGGAATGACTTTGACTACAAACGTCTATATCCTTCTTTGATGCAAGAATTTAATATGGCAACCAATACACAAGTTGGTAAGATTTTTATAGATAATCCTCCTTATAAAGATCCTGAATATCTTAAGCTAAGTCCTGGAGGAACATTTACAGAAAATCTTGCATCTTATAATTATATTGAGTTTTGTAATAGATGGTTAGGAATGATGGATGTAGAAGAAATCTTGCAAGAAATTCCTAAGATGAATTTATCTAGTAATAAGAAACAAGTTATAGATCTTATCAATCCTAATAAAATTGTATCTATAGATGTTCCTATGCCTAATTGGGTTAAGGATGAAGTAGATAAGATTAGAAAGGAATTGTTATAATGGGTATTTTTAAAGAATTTGTAATAGATGGTGAAAAATTAATGAAATGCTTAGTAGAAGCTAAGAATCTCAAATCTGAAATAATTCATATTCCTTCGAAGATGCTCAATAAGTATCGGTATACCGATTATAAAAACACCTTTGGGTATAATATGCCTCAGATTTATGGGGAGAGTTTTAATTCAGTTTTCAATATAGGTGTATTTGAAAAATTATATGATGTAATATATCCAATTCCTGAGGATTTGAATGTAGAGTATATTTCTTTCTTTGGTAAAAACTTAAATCCTTTCTTTAAAGATATTAAAGAAAATGGATTAAATACTGATAAGTTATCTATATTAATAGGATATGAACAAGTTGGAGACATTGAAAAAGGTTATGTACATAGAATATCAACTGTTTACCAAAATATAAATGGAGAAAATATTATGGCAAGTTTAGGTTGTATAGGAGAACGGAATAAGATAAGCACTCCTATATTTGAGAATATCATAAACTATATTTCAAAAGCAGAAAATGAAGATATCTCATACATGGATGTAACTAATAATGAAAGTTTTAGATCTATTATTGATGATCATAAAACATCTGATGGAGCATTTAGATTTGTTCCTACAGGAATGGATGGTAGATCATTACCCGAATATATGAGTTATATTTCAAAATCTATCTTAGATATATCAAAGAATGATTCTGTATATCTTTGTGCAAATAAAATAGATTTCATATATTCTTTATTCAATGGGGTAAATCTTATGAGATTTATCATAGTTAAGAAAAGTAAGAAATGTAAGATAGACACAATATTCGTTACTAGACGAATGTAGGGGTGGGTTTATTGGTCACATCTGATGAAAGACAGATGAGAGATGTAATATTATTGTATACCAAGATGCAAGATCATATCATGTTTCTTGGACCTAATGCAACAATGAATATGAATGTCTCTTTGTATATTCCTGTAAAAGCTGGGGAAGGATATACAAAAAAATATTATTATAGAGAAGTGCAGTATACAGATAATGAAGGATTTAAAAAAAGAAAAATAGTTAGAGGGTTTGATTGTTTCTTAACTATAGAAAATCTTAGAAGAAATAAATCAGATTTTAGAGAATCAGTAATGCTAAATGCTGGTCATTTAGAGATGCTTAGATTATCTCTATTACCGAAGTTAGAAGACTTTGTATTGTATCCAGAGAATACTTATGAATCAAGAAAAGGAAAACTATATGCAAAAAAATCTGAAGGAGTAACTATAGATCTACCAGGAAATAAGTATATTATATTTAGTCCTGGATTGCATAAGTATTATAATGAAGAAGTACAACCTTGTTTAGATTTGTACTTAAACAATAAAAATAATATCATAAGTATGAGTTTCCAAAAGGTGTTGGAGTTTATGAATCTTATAAGGACTTTTCAGATTTATAATTATGCTTGTACTATGATTAATGCAATGCCTACTCCTATCCCTGGGTATAATATGTATGATATGAGTATAAATCAAGAAGAACTTTCATTCTTTGATACAAGAAATAAAAACAAGAGAATGCAGTAATCTGCATTCTCTATATTTTTTTTTAGTTAATTGTAAGCATAACAGGTTGGTTCTTATTAGCAGCAGATACAAAGCTTTGATCAAAGATTTCTACTACTTGTTGTCTATCTCTTGCTTTTTCTTCAAGAGAAGATAATTTCAGATCAATATTTGCATATACGGTTTCTAAATTATCATACATCTTTAATTGTTCATATAAGTAAGTAGCTACATCAGCTGTTGCTAATCTTTCAAATATTTCCATTTGAGTAGGAGGAATGGTTTTCAAATTATCTGCATGTTTTACAAATAATGAAATGGGTATCCGCTGGAACTTAGTAATAAAACTAGCAGAAATAGCTACATTTAATTTAATTTTATTAGGCGGAATCCATTCTACATAAATACCATTTGCAAAAGCAGATATATGGTCAGCCATCTGAACAATATCTGCATATGTTCCAAAATCAACAGATGAAGACATCATATCATATGTATTTACCCCACCATAGGTCAAACCAGGAAAGTGGGCAGACCAACTATGCCAATCTATATCCCCACATCCAATGATAGTCTGGCTTTCACATATTGTTTCATCTATGAGCCAATAATCTCCTTTTTGGTTTTCAGGACCAAGTTGATAAGGAACTTTATTAGGAAAATAACGAGAGAATGTATCTAATGTTTCATTACAAATAACTTCTCTTGCCCATTTATCTTTAGAAAGATAATCTGGTAAATTCATCTGCATTGTTCCTAAACGTCGTTCTATCTTATTAAGGAGTTTAGTCATTTCATTTGCCATTGGCATATTATTCACTAATCCTTTCACATTAAAAAGTCTATTATACTAATGTGAAACAAAAAAAACAAGGGCTTATTATAAGCCCTTGGGAACTTTGTACTCCCCGTTTTTAAACAGGGAATCAACTTTCTTCTGAAGGAGCTTTTGTTTATGCTCCTTCATATCTTTTTCATAAGCCTCCTCGTCATAAGTGACGAGGTTGGGCTTATCATAGTACATGTCGCTGTACTTACCAGTGACACGTTCTACTTCTTCTAATAAACTAGCGTGATAGTTAATCACACTAAGTCCATAGAAAAATCCACCAATAATCATGGTGAAAATGATAATATCTTTTACTATTTTACTCATTTTTATTCTCCTTTTCTGGGTACTTATTGTAGTACCCAAAACCAATTTTTTGTATTTTCACCATAATAATATACAGTTAAGTTTTCTTACTTTTACACTATTCAATTTCTGTAACATCCATCAAACTAGGAACTTTGCTTTCTTTGATATCTCTTAACCCTTTATTAGGAACTATAGTACCAGGGATCTTATTAAGATCTATATAATTACTATAATTTACTTTAGGAGCTTTAGGGATTATATCTCCAGGTTTGGGTTCATTCTTTCCAATAAATGATTTTTTATTCATACTTTCATAATCCACCTTTCCAGGTTCTATGGAGTTCAATCCATCCCCAATTTCTTTTTCATCTAAAAGCACATCTTTATTATACAAACTTGCATAATAATCCACAGCATCTTTTATTCCTGTAATTAGGATACTGAGATTACGCATTACTAATATAAACTTCTTTGTAGATTTATTGTACAACCCAAATATATCAGGAGTTACAAAGAAGCCTTTACTTAATACCATCTTATCTTTAAAATCTAAAGATTCAGGATAAGACTTACTTAGCAAATCTACTACATAAAATAGATTTTTGAATAGGATATTTTTATCATCTTCAGAGTTTAAGGACAGAGACTGGATATTCTTTTTATCTACATATTTGAAAATAGTTTGTTTTATTTCTCCAGTAACCTCAACATCATTTAGATAATAATATTTCATTAAATCCCATTCTTTTTCATTTACTAAATCAAATCTAACCCTTTCTACTGCATCTCTAGGGTTAATAAATTCAATCTTATTTCTAGGAGTAGTTATATAAATTGTTTTATCTTTCTTTTCATCTCTAATGATTTCTGCTCCTGTAAAATAATACGCTCCTTTCTTATAATAATTTTCAGAGATAATCCTCTGATATCTTGTAAAAATTTCTATGAAATAATCAAACATAGCTTCATCTGTTCTTAAAGCAGGAGATGCAAAAAGTTTATTTGCTTTCTTAGCTGCTTCTATTTCAGATCTACGAATAAGATCACTAATAAAATCAGGTTCTATAATACCTGCTGCAAATAAAGGAATAGGATCTTCAATAAATGCCATCTTAAAGAACTTAGTATAGTTTATAAAACTATTTTCAAAATAATCATCATTGATAGCTAGATTATACATTCTACGAAATTCAATATTCGTAGATAACCATCTATCTACTTTGTTCTTTACAACCTTTGTTCTAGAGATTTTTATATTGTTCTCTAATGAAAAACATATAGTATCTTCATCGGGAAGAATATAAGAATGAATGTAATCCAGTATATTACCAGACTCAGCCTTTCCTCTACCCCAAATATAGATCATATCTATTAGATCCATTAAACTCATAGGACCCATAATAAATAGATTATGATAAGTTACAGGAAGATACTTCTCTCCGTCTATACTCTTATTTACCTTTTCAAAAGGAGTACGAAGATTTAACCAATTAAGGTTCTTATCAATCTTGTCATATCCAAGATTTCTAAATAAGGAAGCCATATATTGGAGTTGTGTTAAATGATCTCTAGTACAATCCCCTTGTTCCATTTGAAGCATTTTGTCATAGGAAGTAATCTTAATATCTTTTCCTCCTATATTCATTACATAATAATCCACCATATCATTCTCCTCCATTATAAAAAATTCTTAAGAATTAAATAAACTATTTTAAGTTTGATAAGTATACTAACTCATCATATTTATAATATATAATTATGGAGGATTTTCCATAGTATCTTAAAGATACTATGGAATTTGTAAGGCAATGGTTTTATATTCTAAGGCGAAATAAGTGTGTTCAGTCATTCCATCTTTTACTTTTCTAAATACTAATCTAACTCCATGATCTCGTAATAATACTATAATCTCATTATTTAAAGTTTCATTATCTATCTTAATAAGAGAGAATGAAGATATGGCATTCAAAATATCATTCTCATCTTCAGTCTCTTCTGCCTTCTTTATTTTAGAAAAAATAAGATCAGCTACTATTTTATCATCATCCATTTTTTATACCTCATAAAAAATAACTCACCAGGATATAAGTTCCTGGTGAGTATCATATTAGAACTGAATAATATTTGTGTAAGTTATATTCTTACTATCTAACTTACTAATACCAATTTCTTCCAAAGGGAAACTTCTTAAATTATCTTGAATAATACTGATATAATCAATAAAAGGGACTATCCAGTCAGGGATTTCTACATCTGAAGGTATAGCTATAGAAGATACTTCTCCTTTAAAGTTTTCATCCTTTAGAAGTTCGATCAATCTTAAATAATGATTAGGATGAGATTCTGCTATTAGATCTGCGTTCTTTGAAGTTATATTGGTTTTAATAACA